GTCTGTAGGCAGCGACGCAGCATTAGTTGTTCCTGCTCCTAACCCACCAACACCTGTGGCATTGAACGATTTGTCTGCGGTTGCTACCCCCAGGATAAAGTAATCAGTATCCTGTGTGGGGAGCCCGCCTGCTGTACTTCCTGTTGGCTCACCGTGCGTAAGCGTACCCAGACACCCTGTCGTAGTCAGCGCAGATGTAGAGTCCTGCCGATAGATCGTACCTTTTGCGGTATCGGCTGAGACTGTCGCTAAATCTGTTGTATACGAAGGAGCTGCCATTTTATGTAATAACCCTTGCCTGAGAGATTAGAGAATCGCCAGAATAATTAAAATCTATTTGCAGAGAAGCGTTATCAGACGATCGCAGGATCGTCTTACGAGTGAGGTTCTCGCCTGTGTAGTTAAACGACACAGCCAACAATGCCACCACCTTCGTGTCGTCTGCATACAAGGTAAAACCATCAAGAACATCTCCTGTGTATTCAAATTCTTTGAAGAACTCAGGGTTGGCCGTTGCGATAGCCAGCTCTAATTCCAGGCTGTTTATCCTACTGTCATCTCCTGATGTCAGGGTGAGATCCACCCATGCGGTACCAGTACACCAGTACGGCTTATTGTCTGCCGCCAACCGCAGGGTCGCCCCTGCCAAATCCGCACTTGCGGCAGGCAGGGAGGACACTACGGGAACTGTTTGTGGGCTTAATAACTTACCCAACTATCGAAACCGCAAATTGATCAGTGGTCGGGGCAACCGAGAACCGTAAGGTCACGGTGTTGGTTGTGGTCTTCTCTACATCGACGCCAACCTCATCCCAAGGAGTAGAGTTACGGTAAACAGAAACAGCGACTCCTCTGTTGCCAAGACTATGAGTAAGAACATACGAAGTTTCCGCCCCGTCTCCCACCAGGAACCCAATCCGCCGAGCAACATAGGTGTTTGCCGCGCCCAAAGCTACAGTCGGGTCAACCTTAACGCCGGTGCTGGACACGGACAAGCCGGAGGTGCCCCCGGTGTCTGGTTTTACAGAGAGGGTGTTCCCGAGCTTGTCTAAGCCGCTGCCTGCCGTAATCTGCCCGGCACCAGAGAATTGGGTGAAGGAAAGGCCAGTCGAGCCAAGGGTAATAGGATCATTCGTGGTCAGAACATACCCGGCGTCGGCACTTGCAGTGCCCTCAGAAACAAACACATACATGCCGGAGGACACCTTGGCGGTGGTGTTAGCATCAGTGGACCGAGATGCCGCCCCAGACGCAGCAACGACGTAGATACCATTCTGGCTCGCAGTGCTCTGATTTTTCAAGAGTACTCGATCGCCAGTAGCAACTACAACTTCGTCGATGGTAACTCCGTCAACCAAAGCAGAAGCGATTGTGATGTTCTCCGTGGAGGCAACCCGGACAGAATCCTTAATATCCAGGCCCTGTTTAACCGCGTCAACATAGCCTTTGTTCGCAGCGTCAGTGTCTTCTGTACACGTAGCCAACCCGGTGATCTTCTTGTTGTTCATTGCTACGTCAGCAGAAGGCGCAGCAAACGAATTTAATGTAGTAGCGGTAGTAGCGTAATCAGTTGCAGCGGTGTAGGCTGCCGTGCCCAAGGTGCCGCCGGTACCTATCGCGAGGGTAGAACCATCGGTGCCGGAAATCGTCAGTGTGTTGTTGACAGTGAAAGTTTTTGTATCGGCAATCGTCAACGTACCGGTGGAGGTAGAAACCGTCAAACCATTGACAGTAATACCGGCCAGGGCAAGCGCCCCACTGCCGCGGTTAAGGGCTACAGAAGTCGTACCAATATAGGTAACATCATCAGAGAACGCCAGGTTCTTTTCTGCTGATCCGTTATGGAACTTCAGCCGGTTACTGGCATTGTATACGTCGCCGCTGACTGCTGTGTTGTCCGCGCCAGCAGGCAGGTTCAAAGAGGCGGTTACTGTTGCGCTGGGGGTGGCGAGTGTCTGTTTGCCACTGAACGTGTTCGTGGCGCGAGTCGCGAGCTGTAGCCAGTCGGTGCCGTTGTAATAAGTGGGTTGGTTAATGCTGCCGGCAGTGTTGAGGTACAGTTGCCCGGTTGCGGGCGTTGCCGGAGGCGTAGCAAGGGACTGAAGTGCTACGTTTTGAAGTTCGTTTTTGTTGAGATCGATTGATGTTAGAAACTGTTTAGCCATGATAGGTTCCTCTTTGTTTTAGATTAGACGTGCAACCCCAGAAAAAATACCAGAGAAGGTTATAGTTAGAGAATTTGCATCTGTATGAATTATTGTACCTTCAACAGTTGTTCCTCCTGAATCCAATACTACTGCAACAGGATAACGACCTAAATTATGATTTATCACCCATTCACTTAAGGGAACGGCTTGCTCATGAACAAATCCGGCCAATCCTGGGACTATCTGTTTAGCTAACAATTATTCACCCCGATATACTATAAATTTGGCCTGGTATAGCCAATACTCGTCTTAATAAAATCAAATTTGTTTTATCCTAAATTGTCAGCAGTCCAGAATACTTCTATCCCGTATGTTTTATTGCCAACATTTGCCCATGCAATAACAGCCTTATCACCAGCGACAAACGGCACTGGATTATCAGGAACATAAATATAATCAGAAATAGAAGTCATATCCTGAAGGGCAAGAACAGCATCATAAGTAGCGCCAGCATTAGCATCAGTCGTAACGGTAAGATTGCCTGCGCCGCCTGCTTCACTAAGATGAACCTTAATTGCGATTAACCTAAAATTAATGCCGGGATCGATAGTTAATGATATTGCCCCAGTTTCTGCCGTTGATCTTTGTACTCTCATATTGATTCCCCTTAACTAATTATCAGCTATTGTTGACGCATTATATGCGTTGATACATAGACAGGCATCAACCGCCCCACCAGATTCATTCAAAACCCTAATTAAACAGGGTTTTATTGGAGTTAAAATTATTTCATCAGCAAATGTGCCTGCTGACCCACTGCGAGTCTGCCCTTGATGTATTCCTAAAATAGCGCATCCTTCTTTACAAATTGCACCGGTTAAATCAATGGTAGGGTTGCGCCAGGCAGTTCCACCGAATACAATGGAAGATCCCCACTTTTTATTCACAATTATAATCTCAGTACCTCCAGTACTCATTTCATTACTTGCCAATTCATAAACTAAAATTCTACCCTTTCCTCCTAATCGGTAGGAAATTGAAATATGCGGGTAATTGGTTCCGGTGGCTTTAATTACAACATCCAGTGTTGCATTATTAGCCACCACCACATTCGTACTTGACCCAGTCGAATCAATATTGAACATTACTCCCTGGTGAATACGAGAATGAGGGTCATCAGCATAAGGCTTCTTACTTGCAGAAAGAGATTGTACTTGTAGAGGGTTCGAGCGATTAATAACCCCAGAACTATCTTTAAGCTCTGCGCTTTCATTAAAAATAGTTGTCACTGACTAAGCCTCACTATTGCTTCGCCGGATGTATAATTACCTTCTTTAATTCCAGCCCTGTATACGACACCAGCTTCTGGCTCAAACCCAAACTCTTGTGCAACAATAGAGAACGATTTTACATCATACCAAGTATCGCCAGAATCAAATGAACGCTGAATAGTAACTACTCCTACAAATGTTCCAGAAATAGAGCAATTAAAATACCCTTTTAATTCAGCAGAATCAGTGAAAATATTAGAAGTAGAGATGGTTCTTTCGACTTTTTTAACTGGTCTATTGATTGCCATATCGTTCCTTTTCTACTACTGAAGAAAATATTGGGTTCATGATACTTTTGATGTATCTATCTTCTTTAACAAATTCAGGTTTTATAAAGAAGGATTTAATTCTATTTATTAAGTTTTTAATATACTCAATCATTGACGAATTTCTCATAAAGAGACTTATGGGAATATTCAAGCAGTTCTTTTTCTTTACACGCTTTCAGTCTACCTTGAATAATGTTTAACATCTTATGGCCGATATCAATTTTCTTCGTTTCATCATTAATCCATTTTACATTATTCTCTTCATTATGTGTAATTTGGAATTTCAGGTGTTCTTCTTCTGAAAATGATAATTCTTGAATCAAATTGTGATAACATCCATAAAGGGTTAAATCTACATCTCTAATATCCGGTAATACATTCAATAATATAATCCGGTCATAAACATTTAACTCAAAGTCCATTTACTTTTCTCCCATTCTTAATCCAAGTATCTTGTGTTACGTTCAGAGTCCCGATGTGAGCGTTTGTGCAACTGGTGTCAACAAAGATCTTGTATCCTAAATTTCTCACTTTAATGCAGAATCCAAAATCTTCACTGATAACTCCATTGTGATAAGGGTAATTCATCTCGAACCACTTATTTTTATCCATTCTTTTAAATACTTCTGTCTTAACCAATAAAGAAGCTGCGCCTACTGCATCAATTTGAACTAATTCGTTCTCTTCCCATTCGGTTATGTTTTTGAATCTGTTATTTTCTTCCTTGAACATAATCGGGTCATAGGGTTCTGACCGTCTAAAACTCAAGCCCGACACTATCTGTTTGTCGTGCTGCAATAATTTAGGAATAGTATCAGGGTGGTGGCGATGATCGGTGTCAAGGAACAGTACATGGCTAAATGAATCGTCTTTAAGAGCTGCATGAATTATCGAATTGCGTTGGTCGTCTACTCTGCCTCGGTTCCCGATTATTACGCTGTGTTGGGGTTTCTTTAATTCTATCCATGATTCGAAGAATTGGATATTGAGGAAGTCCCAATTACAGGGGAGACCGATGGCGATGTTTAATTCTCCCATTATAGAGGCCCGTTGATTGCTAGTTCGGGGAAGTTTAACTTATGCAGCAATCCTTCCCTTATAATGAATTTATCTCTATCTAATGCTGCATTCCGTGGAGAATTAAAACCTGCGGTAGTAAATACAACCTTGCCGTTATACATTATCCTTGCTTGAAAACTATCACTGCCTTTATGATAACTTACGCCACAATATCCACTAGAATTCGAATCTCTTAATAACCTTGAATTTAACGAATTTACTTGACAAGTAACAAACCTGCAATTCTCTGGGGAGTAAGGTCCATCATTGTCTTCCCTATCAATTTCTAATCCTTCTGAATATGCATTAACTTTACACCAACCGATAAATTTTTGTGGGTCATTCAACCATTCATCACATACATAAATACCACGACCGCCATAATCTTTGTACTGTTTTTGATTTTTATTATAACAACGTCTCTTGACACTCAACCAAAGACTATAAAACTTATCGATATTATTTCTTTGGGAGAACCCGTGTTTTGTATTTCTTTCTTTAATTTTTTCTAAATTAAAACAACCACAAGAATTCGTATGTCCTGAAGTTAAAGAATACAATAGAACCTCGACTTTTGTTTTATCAACGCAATTACATTCGCAAAGAAATCTCCGTCTTCCCCATTTATTTTTATCAATTTCTTCGACAATTTTTAATCTACCAAATTCTTGTCCAATTACTACATTAATTCTATTCTGCCCACCTCTCATAGTATTCCTCCTATGCTAATCCATTTAATAAAAATTGGGGAAAAAGATGGATTAAGTCTTCTTGTCAGGTTCGAATCCCTATCCCCAAAATAATATAATAATTTAAACTACTTATGCAGCGAACACGACTAACCCTTTTACAACATGAATATTTGTGACGGCTCCAGAACTGAAGTCAATACCGGCTGTCAGTCCTACGACATATGCGTCCGCAGAACAAGAAGTTCCAAGGTCTGCGCTCGCCCCAGTTAAAATTAATTTATCCGCTGAGGCATCCCAAGTGGCGTTGCTTGATGCAGTGTCACCATACATGATCACATCTACGCCGGAATCGTCAACGCCGAAGGATACACTTGCAGCAGTTCCTGCAACTTTCCGTTTAAAAATTAATTTTCCAGATTCCCACGTTGATTTTACATTTGTTACTGGCATAATAATCTCCTTCTCCGTACCGGCTTTTATTCCGGTTTAAGGAAGCGGTTCCCCCTATTAAATTATTTTAAAACACTTTAAGTTTTCTTTTTCGGCCTTCCCGCTTTCTTCTTAGGCGGAGACTGAATCATTTTGTTCATCGGTGTCTCATGAATCATTTTATCTACTTCAGGGGCATCGATACTCTTTTGCTCTTCTTGTTGCTCTTTCTTCAATTCTGGTTCTTGCGTTTGTTTTACTGGTTTAGCGGTAGACGTTGCATCTACAATTTCGGCTACTCCTCTTTGGACTAATTCAAGAGCCTTTTGCTTGATAATAGTAAAGGTGTCCGGGGGGACGCGCCCGAGCCATTCACCTTTTACCATTCTTACTTTTAAATATTCCATTTGTTCTCCCGGTTAATGGATTTAATTGATTTTAGTGGAGGCGGGATCGGGACTTGAACCCGAATATTTAGGATATGAGCCTAAAAAGTTAACCATTACTATATCCCGCTTAAAATTGGGGCATATTTCAGCCCCGTAATTTCCGCTATGTTTTATCCCTTAACCCTTTAAAAGATTAAGGAATAAGGGTTAAACGATTGCGGTAGGGGTAGAAGTCCCAGCAATAGTCCGAGGAGCAGACATAATACAAGCAACACTACCGGAAACTGGAGAATCAGTCCCTTCAGTTACAGTAAGGCGGGCGAACTTGTCAGTGCCACTAAGTTCAGAAGCATTAACTTCCACCACCACCATACTCCCGGCCCCAGCGGCAGTCGTATAGCCTACAGCCGTGGCCGCAGTAACTGCCCCAAGGGTATCGCCAGAACTCGCTACCGCGTAAACAAACGGGATGGCGGTTGCAGTGCCAGGGGCAGTAGTGTCACAACTATCAACAGTGATCGTTGCGGTGCCAGTAGCGCCTACTCCACGGGAGATAACCCAAGTCGCTCTCTCAAAGTTAGAGAGATTCACGATATCGGTTGAAAATCCACCTTCATAGAGATCATCCATTGCAGCACCAGTAGGCATTGCGTTAACAAAATGTACTTCTTCAATCAGTCTTCCACTCATGATTTTATTCCTCCGTTATTTTTTATTGTGAACGTGCAGCAAACCAAAAACTACTACTTGAATTAAACCATCTTTGCCAAATTTCTCTGTTGTGGTTAGTTTTACCATGACAACTAGAGCATAAAGTTATTAAATTATCATCATCCGAATCGGTCTTTATATAATTTTTATGATGAATAACTAAAAATATTTTCTTGTTCCCTTTTCTTCCACAAAGTTGGCAACGAAAGTTGTCTCGTTTCTTTATCTTCTTTTTAAGTCTTTTATTAAAACTAGGAGAATATTCACCAAAAGATATTCCTCCTAACCAAGTTGAAGATCCTTCACCAGTTTTACCAATTGACAAGCATTCATCAGAACAGTAAAATTTAGAGTGCCTTTCTGACACTGCTTTTGTTACCATTTTCCCCTTTTCGCATACAGAACATTTTACTTCTACTTGCGAAAAATTAGGATGATTCTCTCCTTGCCAATTTAAATGTTGCCAATTGTGTAAACACTTCCTATAACAAAAACAATTTTCTTTATTCTCTAAATCTTCCGGCCTAACAAAAATAATTTCATTACAATTTATGCAATTTGTTTCTACTTTATTCCTGATATGATTTAAATAACACTTCCTAGAACAAAAACTTCCGTTTGTCTTTTTGTGTTCGTACTCTTTTCTTTTAAAATCACTACCGCACCCATCACAGGTAAGTGTCACATTTTTATATGATGATAAACATTTACGACTACAGCAGAATCTTTTATTTTTACGCTTATCATATCTTGACTTGTGAATCATAAATACTGTTTCACAATTTTCACAAATTACTTCTACTTGTTTAAACTTATCATTATTCCTACAAGTAGTATTGCAATAAAATCTTTTTGTTTTATTGGCGTTGTATGCCCGTTCAGTAATAATCTTTGGTTTGCCGCACGTTTCACATTTTACTTCAATTTTATTCGCTCTTTTACCCATACATACATACTCCCACTATAATCCCGTATGATAATCAGTGCGGAAGTCAATCGGGAGATATTGACTTATCGGGTGCCCCCTATCCGCACTAAAGTTTAACTAATCTTACCGAGCCTCAAGAGTTACAATCGGGGAGATTGTAGTTGCTGTGGATTGAGGAGGTGTGACTGCTGATTTCCAGGCGCAACTTCCGTCCATTCTGAAAACGAATTTATACGCTGTTTGGTCTGCGTCGAATTTTAGATGCACAGATGAACTATAAACACCATTTGCTTCTGCGCCAGCTTTAATTGCAACATAATACTGACTCCAATCTACAAGAATGATATCACCAGCAGAAGAAAGTGCAGAACAATGCTTGTTATATACAACTGGAAGACCCATCAAAGTATCAAATGGGCGACCGGCGGCCCCATTAGCCGGGAGCCAGACAGGAATTCCGCCTGTTCCTACGGCCATGGACATAGTGGCAAGGGTCGGGAGGCAAGCAGGATTTACCATCCAGATAGCATTTACCTTATCATTAATACGGGTGTACATATTAAGGATATTCTCGAAGAGAATAGTATTTGCGCCCTGCCCAGTTTCCTTAGAAACGGTAACAAGAGCAGCAGAATTTAAGATCCCTTGCGGCTTACCAGCACCTGAGCCACGAATTAGAGCATCATTCATCTCAAAAGTCAAGGCGTCACGGAAAGAATCACGAAGAATAACTTCCATGGAAGCAGGGCTATCAGAGATCATTTCGTCAGTAACGAAAGCCATCAGGCCGAGTTTCTTCAGAGAAAGCCGGAGCTTACCGAACTTCATAGAGCTACCAGTGTGGGTGTCCTCTTCGTCCATCCAGGTGGCCTGAACATTACCATAAGTCTTGCCGGAACTCTCATCAAAGCCATTTACATAAGGCATTTCGATGGTGTTACGCTGAAGGGGGACCTTCCGAGTCCGACCGAATGCAAGGTCTTCCTGCATAACGGGACGCAGGAGATCAGAACTCCACTCAGGCGGGATAAGATAAGCACCAGCTTCGTTATCAGTAACATTCTGAGACGGAGAACCAGCAGCTTTGGTTTCCCACTTCTTCAACTCTTCAGAAACATTGCCGCGATTAGCCTTATAAACGTGAACACCGAAGTTGCTCAAAGTTTTAAAGCCAGCAGTGGGGTCTTTGTCAATAGGGTCAGCACCCACCTGAATCCGCTGTTCAATCGGCTCAACAGCCGCCTTGATCTTAGCGTCAATTTCAGTAGCAAGTGCTTCCTTAAACTTAGCAACAGCCTCATCCACAACGCCAACCGCGCCCTTCGCAATTACTTCATTCAATTCTTCAACGGTCATAGTTTTCTTTTCAGTATCCATTATTTAAATCTCCTTTATCTCTTTGTTCGTTTGTTTAGATCGCCTAACATCTCTTAAATGTCTCCAGCGAAAATTTTCCTTGACGGAATGCTATTTTTATCGTATTGTTAAAATGGGAGGGTATACTCAGTCTTCCTCCCATTTTAAAATTAAACTATGTTATTCAAACTCAATAATACCTTTAGCCATTTTAATTCTGTCTTCTACTATTTCACTGATATTAATTTTACTGAATACTTCTTTTAAATTCTTAGTAAAAATATCCTGTACCTGTTCAGGAGTAAAATTTAATTCGGTTTCTTTTTTAGTTGAAGTTAAAAATTCTACCATTTTAGTTTCAGGCATTTGGATTTCTAATCCTTTCTTCTTATTACTTCTTACATCGATAATTAATTGCCGTTGTGCTTTCATTTGATCTAAAGATTTAACAAGCGCCTCGTCGATAGAAATGTTTAGATCTTCAGCAATCATCTTTGCAAATTCCACTAATTCTTTTAAATGAGAACCAGAATATCCAGCAGTCTCTTCCGCAAATTTCTCTATTATTACCTTATCGGCATAATCAACAAAAAACTTTAATAATTTAATTCTATTTTCTTTATTTGGTAAAGAAAAATTTATAATATGGTGAAATCTACCTGGGCGATCAATCAATGCTTCTGGCATTTGCTCAGGAAAATTTGAAGTTAAGACAGTTAAAACGCCTTTATTGTCTCTAATCCCATCCATTTCAGTTTTGAGAAGATCAATCGTATAATCTTTCAACCAAGTATCAATATCTTCAAGAAAAAATACAGAAGGAGCAAGATCCCTTGCCATTTCAAAACCAAGAGCTAATGCACCAGCAGCCCCATATCTAAAATCTTTAGAAGATGCCCAAATAAAAGTAGTATCAGGCTGATTCATCAATACCTTACCAGTCATCGTCTTGCCTGTCCCTGGGGGGCCGATAAGCATAATCCCTCTACTGGGGGAAGTCTTAGTAAGTCTATCAATGCTACCTTTGACTTTATTCTTCGCTTCTTCATCAGGGAAAATTACATCATCCCAACCAATTTCTTTTTTATCAAGAAATTCTCCCATAATAGAGAATTTTTCACCTTTCAGTAGATTGTTTTCTTTTACCCACTGAATGGCATCCATAGCAAATGATTTATTTAGTTCAATATTTTTATCGGTAGTATAAATATTAATCCCATACCCACCCCAATCTGGTTCAATCTGGAATACAAATCTTTCACCAGAATCTGCTTTATAAAACTGTGTCCCTTGAGTTAAGAATTCTTCTGATCTTTTTGAATTCAACTGGATAACTGAATGGCGAAGAGGAATTTCCCCACCATTTCCATACAAATTCCTCTGATCTAATAATTCGTGTTTAGTTAGTGAATTTCTAAAGCCAGATAAATAATTACCTTTCATTGCGCTAGGGATAAAGAAATCAGTAACAAACATATTCTTGATTTTGCAATTCAGGAATTTACAGAAGACCTTTAGTTCAAAACCAGCAGGTTCAGTTCTTACTGAAGTAATATCAAATTCTTCTTCGCCATACTGTTTTGAGATAATTTTCTTATCTTCATCAGAAATATCTTTAATCTTGCAAGATTTCAGAATATTTGTTATTCTATCTACTTCTTCTTGAGTAACCTTTTCTACAGTCGCTACTGATTCAATACTCTCTTCTTTTTGAACTTCTAAGATAATATCATTGATTTCTTTTTTAATGCTTTTAACTTCGTCTGTCGCTTTTTCTTCGACGACATCAATAGTTTCTGGTTCAGCTACTTCTCCGATTTTCTCTATTTCATTAATAATTTCAAGGTCTAAACCTTTTTCTTCGGCGTCTTCAAGGACTTCCACATTTACTATTTTTTCAATTGGTTCAGCATCTTCGACAGTCTCAGTCTCTACTACTGGTTTAGCATCGACAACTTCTTCAATCGTTTCTGATTTTTCTTCTACTGCACCTTCGTTTTCTACGGTTTCCTGAACCTCTTGTACCTCTTCGATTACTTCTTCTGGTTCATCAAGTGATTTTTCACTGAGGTTAATAAATCCGATTACTTTTGCTTTATCTTCCATTGGGAAATCCGGTAGAGAATCCGGCTGGGTGGAGAGGAGTTCGATATATTCTGGGGAGGATTTAGCGTCTTCTGCGAAATCCATTACACACTTAGTCTTAATCATGCCAGAAGCAGATCGTTCCACCAGCGCATTCATGTGATCAGGGACAACTGCTGCGCTTACCTCAAACAATTCCACTTTCTTGTAAACCCGATTAGGCAATTTTCCATTCCTATTATATTTAATAATATCTGCTTCTTTAAAATCTTCCCTTTCGAGATAGTCAAACGCACGGAAGCCCACAGAGAACGCATTGAGCACCCCATCCCGGTACAGCTCATAGAATTCTTGTCCTTCCAAAGTTGAAGCGAACTTAACCTTGAATTTTAAGCCTTGTCCCGGAATTACCCGTGCCCAAAGTGCTTTACCGATAGGAGGCCTGTCATATTGATGGAACGCGGGGATAACCGGATTTTTCAAAAAGTTCTCTAAATCCCAAGCTTCGTCTTCGATAAGGTCGCCTGACCTGTCAATGGAGTCTGACTTATTTGCCCATGCAACTACTGATTTCTCTTCGTCATTCACTTCCTTTTTAAAGCAAGTGGCGAACATTTTATTTTCAATCATTATTTTATTCCTCCTTGTTCTCGTCTTTATCTTCTTTCTCTACTTTTCTTATTTCAACTTCTCCGTACAATTCTTCGGTTTCCAGTTCGTCATCTTTTATAATAAGTTTTCCATCTTTATCTTCTTTAAATTTAAGAATATATCCCAATTCTTCATCAGCAGTCCTACAATAATTTACTTTAATTCCATTCAAAAATGCCGTATATTTGTAAGCCTTTGGTGTATAACCAATATCATCTTGATTTACTGATGCTCTCATTTTAAGCCTCAAATTGTCCTAATTTATAATCCTTCTTCTCGTCCGTGTGCAGGCAAATACCTTTTATAATAATTGGTTTATATTCATAACTTTTATTAAAATCATATTTAATGTTATTCGAACAATTTTCACATGCCTTTGGATTTGTATAAGGTAGAGTGCAATTACATGTTCTCATTTTATTCCTCCCAACTGACCCACTCTTTATTAGTTAATTCTTTATCTTCAATTCTAATAGGCAGATTAAATGTAATACCATGAACAGGGTGTGTAATAAAGAAATTTTGGGTAGGTGGTTCAAATGGATAATTCCCCTTCGCTGCATATTCACTAAATCCAACCAATGAACCGTTGCATATACACCGTTGAGCAAATGTCATAGATTGATGGAAGTGCCCAATCAATAATACATCGTAATCTGCATTCATTGACCTAGCAGAAGAGCGTTTCTTCATGTCACCGCGCAAAATCGGTCCAAGCGCGCCGAGGATTCCGTTTCCACCGGAAAATTGCGAACCATGTGTGATTCTATAAGTGTAATCGTACACCTTATATTGAGCATCTTCACCATCTGCAATTAAAAATTTAATTCTTTTGTCATTTTCAAAGAACTTAGCAAGGAGTTGATATTGAAGCCAGTCCATTGAATCGTATGCGTACCCCTTCGCTCTCGGTTTAAGAGTCAATCGCCCATGATTCCCGGCTACACAGGGAACAAATACCTTCCCAAATGAATCAGCTAATTTTTTAATTGCTTCAATCATTGCATCTAAAAGTTCAAGGCTCACTTGTAATACTTCTTTTTCACCTGTTATCTTCAATTCGTCATGAATGAGTCCAGTGCTGAGGTCACCAAGTAGAGGGACAATGATCCCTGGATACTTAGCATTAGCTATATGATTAAATGATAAATCAATAGCTTTATCAACCACTACTTGCAATCTATGTTTAGCAATTTCAATATTGTATTTATTTACTCCGAATATCTGGTCAGGATCAACCACCTCTCCAAAATGCAGGTCGCTAATACATAAAGTAGGTACTCCAATCGTCCCATCATTAAAATTTGACTCTTTACTTAGCCATTCTGGGATGATATGATTGGAATCTTTTAAATTGAGAATAAATCTCTTTATATATTCAGCGGAAACGCTATTTTTATTTGCTTCCACTAATTCTTTTCTTAAGTCCTGGATTTGTGATTTAAGGATAAGTGTTTCGTTACCATTTTCTGATTGTACTTTAAAAATTTCTTTGTATCTTGTGTTGTTTTTAGCCCGCCTCAAGTGGTTGCGTACTGTTGTTCTGGGAAGGTTAAGCTCCCTGGCTGTTGCTCTGGCGTTTTTATCCAGTTTCAGGAATGTTTCAACAATCAATTCTTGGATCTCTTGTGATTCTGTAGTCAAAATTTTTCTCCCTTAATTATGACTTATTAAAGCAATCTTTATGGGTATGATGTGAGCGACAGACTAAAATCTGGTGGCTCATATTATCCGCTTCATTTAAATATAAAGAAACCATTAAATTATGATGAATAAATAAGTCTTTCTGATCAAATTCTACACCGCAAACTTCACAAAAATTATACCCAAACTCATCTAATTGCAATTGGAGCAACATTTCTCTATTCAAATCCTGATTACACCTAGCTTGTATTATAAGATCTCTCTGCGATTTTGGCAGAAATTTTGCTTTAAAAACATCACACTCCTGCTTACATTTTTGTGAATCATATAAGTGACATTCTTTCCCATCACTAGTATTAAGTGATGTTATCCTGTTACTTACTTCCCTTACTGTAGGATAAAAATATTTACCACATTTAAAACATTTACATAACATGAAGCCATGCTCATTTTCAATTGGAGACTCCTCAACTGTTAACCTGTCAGCAAACGTTTTAAATAACGCCTTGCCATTAGCATATTTTTTCTTTTTTAAAACCAATTCGTCTTTATTTTCAATTCTATATTTCTTATTATATTCCGATTTTTTATCTTTATTGACCTCGTATAACTTACGCGCCGCCAATAATTTCTTCTCTCTGTTTCTATAATACGAAAGTCTTTCCTTTTCCCTTATTCTGTCTCTATTTAATTCTCTCTTTTCCTTACTTTTCTTAGAAATATATTCCTTATTCTTTTTAGTGTAATTCCTTTGTCTTTCTTTTATATATTCTGAATTTTCTAAATATACTTCTTTGCTTTTCTTCAAAAATATTTCTCTATTATTTTCATAATATTTTCTTTTATTTTTAGAACAACATTCTTTGCAGTCAGTCCTCCTCCCATCACTAGAACCTTCTCTTCTGTAAAACTCTCTTAACTCCTTTTCTTCTCCACATTTTGTACAAACTTTCGTTTCTTCCATTTTAATACCTCCGATAGGTATCCCGAGTTAAATTATTAGCACAGAAATGAGACTCGGATTTTCTCACTTGTCGGGGATCAGCCTATCTGTGCTAAACTATTATCTATTTAAAATTTCCTTCATCTTCTCAGGTGACGATACAACATTCCCTTCGCCTGTGCCTTCGGCAATACTAGCTAAAAGGCCAGATGGGGTTGTAAAGTTAACTGGGATAAAAGGCTGTTTAAACACGCCACCAAGTTCAGGTAATCCAAGTTTATCTCTTTCTTCGTCTACTGAAGTGATTGAGGTTTGGATGTGTTTTACGCTTTGATTCAACTCGAACAATTTATCAGATGGTATACAATTATCATAAGCGACGAAAAGCTTTTCGTCATAACGCCAAATCATCTTCTCATTTAGTTTTTCTTCAATCCTTCTAAGCCTTGGCTGAATAGTAAACTGCATAAATGTCGCAATGGCAGCATCAGCATTGTTCCTATTGGCCTCTGAGCTGTACATACCCAATGCTTGCCCAAACGCATTAAGCACAGCCTCTTTGATCCTGTCGCGCCCTCCTAGGTATGACATATCCTTTGGAGAATTGTTCGTGAAAGGTTTGTACTTCAACCCATGATCAAGGAGGGGCATAGAACCACCTTTTGACGCACCGCCTAACATTTGTTTGATCTCAATTTTCAGACGTTCAAACTCATGGTCTCCTAACTCGGAATCAGTTTCAAAAACACCATTTAGATTATTTCCCCCATTCCTGAAAATCGCGGCCTCATATTCATTAATGGATTTAGCTAATCCATATTCTTCCGCGATACTAGTGACGGGGCTACTTCCATAATATTGATTCTTTGGGTTGGGCATTTTAAAATGGATAATTGAGCGTTCTGATAAATCAATCTCTTCTGTACTTTTTATATACTTGTACCCAGATATAAACTTCTTAGCATCTGGCATTATTTTACAATTTTGAGGGGGGATCAACCAAATCTCCCTTGGGACCCCAAATTTATCCTCTAATATATGCCAGAAAGCGTTTCCTGTCAACTCCTGATACAGCTGAGTCATTTCGAACAAATCAAAGGAATTTACAAATGGGTTTACATTTGTTTTCAGATCTAAAAACGGATGGTCAAGCACCTCTTCGAAGGATGATGCCTTTCTAATAGCAGGAATATTGTTCAGGAATGGATTTTCTCTTATGAATCTTTCCTGTTTTATGTCAACTGCTTTCGTTTGTACTCGTTTTACCCTTTGGCTTTTGTTGTTCTTCGCAACATAAAGTCTCAATGGTGTATTCGCTACAGTCGAAGCATTCTTATTCGATGCTACATAAATCCACGACCTGTAGCTGTTTATCATTGCATAAAAATCTTCATCACTATGCAACTCTCTCCCATATTGATAGGGATACAGGTAAGGAAGCAAAGCCCCCTTCCTCTTTCCCCCGGCAGCCTTTAACTGTACTTCATATGAAAATGGATTAGCCATATGTTATCCTTCGATTGTATTTGGTATAATTTGAGTATTGTTGATTCTATCTTTAGCTATATTAAAATAGGTTAAATCTTTTTCTATTCCTATAAATTTTCTACTTAAGTTTTTACATGCTACGCCTGTTGTGCCACTGCCCATTGTAAAATCTAATACGGTTTCTGATTCATTTGTATAAGTTTTAATTAAGTATTCCATTAATGCTACTGGTTTTTGGGTGGGGTGAATAGTCTTACCTTCGCTTTTTATTTCTATTACACAAGTGGGATAATTTTCATTTTTACATGTATATCCAGAAGTATGGTTAGTTTGTGATTCTCTATGATATTTAAGATCGCTTGTGTTCTTGTTTTGTTTAACAATCGTAGTTCCTGGCCTTATTCCTTGAGGATTATAATTCATTCTCTTTTCCCCGGCTTGCAATAAGTGTCCAATAATTCCCTTAGAAAATACACAAATATTCTCGGTTATTTTTAATGGCATATTAGGAGCATGTGGAAAATTACTCCCTTTGCTTTTCTTCCACACCCAATCATATTTGTACATTTTTATATTACTCATCCGTAATGCACTACTAAACGGTTCACTGCCGAACAATACAATAGCACCATTAGGTTTAATAACCCTCTTTAGCTGCTCCCACATAGCCTCAAACGGGATAACTGAATCCCATTTACAAGCAGTAGTCCCGTAAGGAGGATCGGTGATAATAGCATCTACACTCCCATCAGGAATGCCTTTCATTACTTCTAAACAATCACCTTGATATAGATTTATCATTTACTGTTCCATGATTTTCTTAAATTGATTAAATCTATTACGGACAAAATCTTCGTGCATTATTTTCTCATTCCAAATTTTACTTTCAATATCATAATATTCGCAAACAACCGATATTTTATCTTCGTTGTAATTTAAAGAGCATTCGCCGTATTCGTTCTGGCAGAAGTCTTTGATATAAAAATTTATTCCTTCATATACAAACATTAACCCTTTAGGGAATTCCATTTCAAGTCGTTTAGCGAAGAAATAAAAGTTATCTTCTTTGTTGTTCAGGAGGATAGTTAAATTAAAAGTTAAGTAGTTAAATACTTTAATTAACCTTTGTGTTATAAGTTGGAGTGGTTTTAATAACTTGTTTGTTATATTTGTTAAGTTTTTGGTTTTCAATCGATCATCCTTATGTGTGGAACGGCTGGGGAGTAGAAACACATTCTTAAAGCGGCAAATTTATCATCACTTTTGCCGCTTAATTTCTTCTTAATCGTTTTTTTATCACTTACTTTGATTTTGCCAGAATTAGGATCTTCTTTATAGTCATAACATAACATCTGACAAAATCATTCTGCATCTTCAGGTAACATAGCTGCTGGTTCTTTTTTTAACCATTCAGCCACCGCCCATGCAAGTTCATCCCTTGTCAGGGCCAGCTTTCCAAATTCACACTTTTTATTACTTGGAGAACTGACATATACCTTTCTAATGTTGAAATGAAGTCTCTTCATTTCTTTGTGACACATAGGACATTGAAATATTGTAGTATCAAGATAGGTTTTATTAACTCCTTCGCAACTAATATTTTCACACTGCCAATAAAACATTGAGCTTACTTTCGGCGGAATAGCTGCACCGATACCATCTGCCTCAACCTGCGCCTGTAATGCATTAAGATCACAATAAGTTTGAGCTAATCTATCCGCAGATCTATCAAGATTTATCCCAGACCACGGAATAAAACTAGAAACAAAATTTCCATATTTTATTGCAATACACGAGTCATCTGCGCCTTCATCTGCGACATCCATCCCGAGTATGGGTCTAATTCCATTTGTTGCCTGATCGCCATATTGCGCTTTATACAATTTCCATCTTGTAAACGCATTATCAATGTCAACTTCATTAAATAGTGCATTTTGACTAGCGGCAGGGTATCGACCTAGTGTAATCGTTGCAAATTGAGAATCTTTTATTCTTCTCCATCCTCCCTCCAATGGTGGGTAAATTTTACCTGAGCTTGAAACACCTACAGCGCCTACTAGGCAAGATGGAACTTCAAAACAATTAATCTCATCGGGTTCTTCATCTTCTCTAACTGGAACAGTCCATTCCATAATACGTTGAATCGTTTTATCCCGGCTAACTGCCCCATGTATTACTTCTTCACCAGTGACAACATTCGGGTGATTCAGTGCATTTAAATGAACTATATGTCCTAATTTATCTTTCCAAACCTTATAAGTATAACCAGATTTTTGGCGGGGGTTATATAACATTAAAAGACGAACGTGACTACCGCTAAGGCAGCCGTCAATCGCTTCAAAAATTTCATCGGGACACCCGTCAGCCTCATCTACTATGTACAGTTGGTATTTGGCGTGCTTGCCGCTGAAGGACGCTTTTCTGCGTTCTGGGGTTCCAGATGTAGGTATTGCCTTCCCGATTAAAAAATGTTTTAAATTTATATCATCGTCATCATCCTTTGCATTAACATCATCAGTTATTTTTAACGTAGTCAATACATGATTTTTAAATAATGATTTTTTATACCTATAAAAAACATTTGCTATTTCACTAAACAACCCCTGTTTTAAATTTTCTTCTGGTGGAGCCGCAGCACAAATTACCTGAGAATCAGGGAAGCATAAATAAAACCAAGCTGCCAAATGAGAAGCGATAAATGTTTTGCCAGTCCCATTCGATGACATAGCCAAGGTAATTTTATTGTCCTTTACACTATTTGCCACCCGAATTAAATCATCATATAAATTTTTAACACCTAATTCTTTTTCTAAAAATTCAATCGGATTTTCTTGGTATTTTTTTAAGTCTCCATGGAGTAAATTAGCTACTTGGTCTTCTCCAAATGCACTTATTAAATAATCTAATGCTTGATCGTCTAAATTTGTCATTAACAACCTTTATGTTCATGGCATTCATCACATACTATTATTTGATGGCTCATATCATCAGCCATTGTATGGTCTTTGCCAACCATTATGTTGTGATGGATGATTAATTCTTCTCGCGGAAGAGGCCTGCCGCATTTTTCACAGTAGGTATAGCCAAATTCGTCTTCTTGGTTATCCAGTAATGCTTTGCGATTAATGGGCTGGTTGCAACGTGCTCTTTTTGTTATATTCCTCAATTCTCTTGGCGTTGTTCTTGCTCTGTATACGCCACACGATAATTTATGCTCATCACAACAATATAAATGAATTTCTTTCCCATCGTTATTATTATTTAACGAATTAAGTCTATTTGATACCTGTCCGTTATTTGGGATAAAATACTCTTTGCAATGATAACATCTACACATAATAAATCCGTTTTCATCGCAAATTGGCTCCTCATCAATTGTTAATTTATTTTTATATGTTTCATAAAGAGCTGAGCTATTCCTATATTTTTTAGATCTCTATAGCACATATTCCTTGTTATTTTCGTAATATTTTTTACCTCTTTCTTGGAATAAACTTTTATTCTCTTCTCTTCTCTTCTCTTCTAATTTTTTCATCACTTAATATCTTATCTCTATTTTTCTCGTACCACTTCTTACCGCCTATTTTATGCTTTTCTTTATTATTTTCGTAATATTTTTTACCGCTATCAGACTTATGAACATTTGGAGAACTTTTTAAATAAATTTGTCTACATTCTTTACATAAAGTGTCCTTTCCAAATTTACAGCCTTTATGATTGACAAAAGCATCTAATTCCTTTTCTTCACCACAAACTCTGCACTTCTTCGTTTTAATCTCTTCCATCTACGCCTCCTTCAAGCGTTCCTTATTACTAAAAGTGGAAATAGAGCAAGGATTTCTCTACTTGTCGGGTGCCCCCTATCCACTACACCATACACCTACCAAATCTACCTATAATTCACAACTAAATGAATTCCATTCTTCACCGCAACTTGACACCACAACGCCTCATCAGCAGTCTTATGACCACCCTGGCACTCACACAATCGCTCAGTTCTATCTTCAGTACAGAAGAACGATCTAAAATAATCCCCAATCTTACAAGTGGAAATAATATAATCCATCATTTCTTTTGACCTATTCTCTTCGCCATCCCAACGCGAATATTTTCTTGAATTTCAGGAGGCAACAAAGCACAGAACTGCTTAAAATCAACAGGCAACGTCCTTTCTGAATCCTTATCAAACATCCCAAGCGTCTTAGACAAAGCATCTAATGCTACAGTCTTCCCGATAAGTTTATATCCCTTTATATTTCCTCTGCGGTCATAGACAATATCCTGAATTGCCGCTGCGTGTTCTCTGTCCAGTAGATGAATCGGGATTAGCTTCCCTTCTTCGTCATAATAATTTGCAAAATTGCTATATCCAACGTGCGCGTATTCAGCTAGGACTCTTTCTTGGGTAATTTGTAATTTTTTAGTGATTTTCTTTTGGAGGCGTTCAATTTCTTTCTGAACGAGCCGATTGGCGAGGAGTCTAGCTCCAAATACTTGAGCATTCCAAGGAGGATACCCTACTGCTCTTGCGGCTTTTTCACCGCTATATGAACTGACATACTCAGCGCAAAATCTTTGAACTCTAACTGGAAGATCTTCGTCTTCTTTAATTGTCGATAGTTCTTTCAAGGCTGAATTGTACTCGTCAACGCTAAAATCAGTATTTTGCACTAATTCAAGCGAATCCTGCATAAATCGTTCTTTTTCTTCTGAGTTCATAGTTATTTTAACTAAATTCTTCTATAATTTCGTCTAAATATTCAATAAACTCAGTAATTTGATCGTTTTTTATCGCAATTATCGCCTCTGATTCAGGGAAAAATTCAATAAAATCGTCGTTATTACTCAATTCATCTTGTAATGAATATTTAACTTCTTTTAGTCTTTCGATTATTTCTTGCATTTTAGTTTATTTTGGACCTCTTTAGTCTTAAATTTCCTTATCGGCATAATTAAGTAAAAACTTTAATTATTTTATTCAATATCCTCTTTACCTTTCCAATACTTGTCGATTTGCTCCAGCGCCTTGTTGTCTTCTTGTTTATATTTCTGTATTTTACTATATCTATCCCTCAATTCTTTTGTTTTCTTTCCATCTTTTTTGTGATTACGTTTTTTACCTTTACTGAATAAATCATCTTCATCAAATTTTGTTGCGTTCATTCCCTTTTCCTGAAATATTTAGTTTAATTGCGTTACAGCATAATATAATCACGTTTATTAATTTGTCAAGTGATTATATTTACTTATCGGCGCGGAACCGAAATAACTTTAACAATTTTAGTTGATACAACAAGGAATGCGAATAGTTGAAACAAAATGATTGAAAATAGTAGCACACGACGCATAGCGTCGTCACTTGGTTGCGTTAGCAACCAACGCTATGGTTAAGGTGTGATATTATATTTGCGTTATGTATTTAGTTGTTGAATTATGCGTGTTACGATTTTAATTTTCGTGCTATTCGCTATATTCTTTTTAGAATAAAAAGAAGTAACAGTTATTCGTAATAATTACACCTTATATAGTATAACAGTTTGGTAGACACAAAAGTCGAGAGCTATAAAAACATACCTTTGTCTATAGTAAAAGACGTAGATGTCTATTTATTTTCACCTAACACCTTGACATTTTCAGGCACATGTTTTATAGTATCGGCTTACAAAGTGATCTCAAATTTAACAAAGGATAAACAGGATAAACAGGATGAGCAGAAACAAAGTACCACAATTTTTATCGGTTCCGATTGAACTTCATTTTAACTTAAATTTAACATCTGGGGCAAAATCATTATTTTCTATTTTTTATTTATTCCATAATTCCGATAAGGGTTGTTACGCTGCGAACCACTATTTATCTAGAATGACTGGGTTAGACGAGAGAAGTATTACGAGAAATATTAAGCTATTGGAAGAATTAAAATATATTATAGTAAAAAATAAAAAATCAACTTCTAAAAGAAGAATCTTTATGAACAATTATAAAGAAATTTACTTTTCTGCTGCTGAAAAAATATATTCAAATAATCGCTCTCCAGAAAAATTTAATTCAGAGGAATATAAAATTCTTTTTACTGAAGCATTAAATAATTATATTAATAAAAATTTAGAGGTTTAATTTTGGTCACGAAATCTACTTCATTACCAAATGCCTATATGTTATAATTTTAATAACTTAAATAACTTAAAAACAGAGGAAAATCATGAGCAATAGAAATGCAGAAGGTACTCACTTTGGATATGAAACGTATTGTGCAGAACCGGATGAAGAATATGCCTACGACAATTATAGATTTGTCGACACCAACGAATCAATCTATAATCACAACAGGAAGTGCCCTAAATGCCAGCAGAATGAAACAACAGAAGGTCACGACCCTTGTCTCCAAAATCTTCCCGGCGTCCGTTACGCCTGTTGTTCTCACGGTAAAGGGAAAGGGTACGTTATGTTCACCGATGGGACAGTCATCAGGGGGAAGTTTAAAGTCGAAAGAGGGCAGTACCCCAACTCAACAAATCCACTAAAGCAAGAATGGGATTTAAATTATAACAAAGCACTTAGGCATTGTGAATACCACCTTGATAAAGGAAGAAGAGTAGAAGAACCTTACGAAGAAGAATTTTATAAATTACTGGATGCTTTACTTGAGACAGATGAAAATCCTTGGTCGTTTATGCCACCTGGATATGAAGAATCATTTTCTAACCCATTTGGTTCTGACGCATTTTTAGGCGAATTATACCATTCGATGATTGACGATGGAGAAATTTGTTTTATTTCGCACGAAAATTATAATCCTAAAATTTTATTTTTGAATATGTACTGTGATAAGAAAAGGATTGAAGAGTTCATCAAGAAGGATTATTCTGCTCATTTCAGAGCAAATGAAATTAAGGCAAAAATAGTCGATAATTATAAAGTAAAGGATTTTGAAATTCATAGTAGCGTAGATCAGTTTATTCAGGAATTAAAAATTAGACCAGTTGAACATTTAAAATTGATCAAGGAGAACGAAGAATGGATAAAATCAGTGAAATAGCCAATATCCCAAACTTACCCGATATAATCGATTCTAAACGACTTTCAACCTGAACCATAGTCAGGTATGCCCGGCACCCTGAATCGCGCTAATTTAGCCGCTATACACCCTAAAATTCTGAAATTAAGAAGGAGGACTAATTGAGATTTATACTTTTCGACGAACCAGATGAAAATGGAGATAATATCAGAGTAAAATTAACCGAAGAGGAAGCAATCAAGAGACAACACCAAAGAGGGCTATTTCATAATTACGCTTATAAAAATGACGAAGATGCTTTATCTGATTTTATAATTAATAATTGGGCATGGATTGAAGGGGAGTAAATGAATAAACAACTTTTAAAACATACGCAAGACACTATCGATTGCTGGGTTGAATCATGGGGAGTTGAAAATGTCTATGTGGCCTTTTCGGGGGGGGCAGATTCGACAGTCCTTCTGGATATCGCAAGAAGATTATACCCAGAGATTAAAGCTGTATTTAATAATACAGGGTTAGAATTGCCAGAAATTGTTAGATTCGTAAAAACATTTTATAATGTAGATACTCTTTATCCTAAAATCCCTTTTCATAAAGTAATCGAAAAGTATGGTTGGCCAGTTGTTTCTAAAGAACAATCACAGTTCTTATCTGAGATAAGAACGACTAAATCTGAAAAACTTTTAAATATTAGATTAAACGGAAATAAATACAACAGAGGAAAAGTCAGTGATAAATGGAGATTCTTAATTGACGCTCCATTTAAAATCAGTCATCAATGTTGTAATAAACTTAAAAAAGAACCAGCTAAAAGATATGAGAAAGAAACGGGAAGGCATCCTATCCTTGGTATAATGGCAGAAGAGTCTGCCTTGAGGAAGCAAGCGCACTCATGCAATGTTTACGATTCAAAGAGACCCATTAGCAAGCCATTATTCCACTGGACGAAAAAAAAGATATTTGGAATTATATAAGAGAAAACAATGTAAAATATTGTGAAGTTTATGATAAAGGGTGGGATCGGACAGGTTGTATATTTTGTCTTTATGAGATACACAGGCAATCTTTCTAACCTGTTAGAAAGATTGCATGAATTACATCCTAAATTATATGATTTTGTCATTAATAAATTAGGCGCAAAAGAAATTCTGGAATATATAGGAGTTAAATATGAATAAGGAGACCAGAATGTTTAATTACTTATGCAGGAAATGTAATTTAATCTTTTTATCGTCACAAGGGACAGTAGCAAATATCTGTCCTGATTGTGGTGGTGATGCAGTGAGGTAGAATAATGGAAAAGAATTATAAAATAGAACCATTTATTATTAGAGAAATAACTATTTCAAAAAATTTGGTAAAAGCCACAGAAATTATCTTTGGAATTGTAAAAAGTATAACTGATAAACCTGTACTTGTCGGAAATCAGCGCATCTCTGGACTTTGTGAAAATGTAGTTATGGTCATTGCTAAAGGAGGAGACATCAATGGGACAACTTTTGAAATTTTTAATATTGAATTTGACAAAATATAATTAATTAAAATTAATAAAATGCCGATAAGGACAGAAACAGTTCCTTATTAACCCCTATAGCAGAGGTGAAAATGGCGAAGAAATTAGTAAAGCTAATTAAACAGATAGACGAAATACAAAAAGAAACGAAAAAATCCTTCTCCCCAAAACTGAGGCCACAGGATTTAAGAGAGTTTTACCCTTTAACAAAAACCCAAGAACACTTTTACAATATCTACATGGACTCTGAGTTTACAGCATTACATGGTGTAGCAGGGACAGGCAAAACATTTATTGCTCTGTACAAAGCATTAGAAGACGTTCTATCTAAATCAATCTTTAAAAAGATTATAATCATCAGGTCATGTGTCCAATCAAGAGACATGGGATATCTTCCTGGTGACGAAAAAGATAAAATGGACAGGTACGCTTTACCGTATAAACAAATCTGCTCCCGTCTTTTCGAGAACAAAGAAGCTTGGAATCTTTTAGAAGAAAATAATTTAATTGAATTTATGTCAACTTCTTTTCTAAGAGGAACATCTTACAACAATTCAATAATTCTCTTGGATGAATTTCAGAATTGCAATTATGAGGAATTAGCAACTGTTATTACTAGAGTAGGAGACAATTCCAAAATCATTTTCTGCGGCGATATTAGACAGACTGATTTAAGGAAAGCAAACGACCCTTCTGGATTACGCAAATTTTTCCAGATAGCTTCTTCAGTAAATGCCTTTAATAGAATTGAATTTGGAATTGAGGATATTTGTAGATCAGATCTTGTTAAGGAATGGATTATAGCTGAATTAGACTGGAAGGAGAAATGATGGGAGGAGAAAGGATGGAAGGAGTTAAACATATTAATAAAATTAGAGAATATTGTGATTACGTTGAAGAGCATTTACTTAATGTAGAAAGATCATGGTTTATTCTTCAATCCACTTGTAAAGATATGCCCATAATTTATGATGATTACTGCTATTGGTATATTGATGCAATGGTTAAAAATCATGATGTCAGTAAAATGTCAACTGAAGAATTTATTCCATATCAGCGTAATTTTTACCCGGTAGATGAGAAAGACAACGCTATTTTCGGTATAGCATGGCAGCACCATTTAATACATAATCCGCACCACTGGGAAAATTGGACTAATATAAAAGAGAAATTTCCCAATGAGCAAGCATGTCATTGTGTATGCATGGTGATCGACTGGATGGCTATGGGTATGAAATTTGGTGACACAGCAGAAGAATATTATAACGCTAATAAACACAAAATAAATATACCTGGATGGTCTGTTGAATTTATAAATGAAATTTTTAAAAAGTTGAGAGACTGGAAGGAGAACAAATGAAAATAGTAACAGAACTGGACTTTAGAATGCCTGAATTTAAGGACGCAGACCCTAATGATTATGAATTCAGAGACGACGGGAAAATAGTCAGGAAAGACAGATGGGAACAAGGTATAAGGAATATAGCTGGTATCCTTAAATTCGATATAAGAGAAGGATTTGAAGTTGAAGACGTTATTAATTGTGTTCAGTATTTAAAGGGAACTTCTAATCCAATGCTAAAAATCCTGAAAATTGTTTATAGTGATAAAGAAGGAGAGGGTTTACACCATAATTTTAAGATTACATCCCCGCTTTCAACTTTTGATGATACTTTAATAGTCCATGTATCATTGGATTCAGTTAATGAATTACTAGAGGCGGATTAATGAACCAACTAGATCAACGGTGCAATTTCTGCGGAAGGAGGAAATCCCAAAATCTTAAACTAACTTTCATCCAAGGTAAAACTAAATCAACTATTTGTAGTATTTGTATTAATGAATTTAAAATTAGGTTAGATTACGAAGAAGAGTTAAATATTCATAAGGATTAGAATTCAGTCGCAATTAGCTTTATTTAATGTAGTGTTTAGGGAACAGAATATAATTAAGGAGAAAGATGAAAGTTTTGATAGCGTGTGAATTTAGTGGAATTATAAGAGAGGCCTTTAAAAGAAAAGGCCATGATGCTTGGAGCTGCGATTTGTTAGATACTGAGATTTCTGGGAACCATATAATCGGTGATATTTTCCCAGTGCTGTAACAGCACTGGGATTTAATGATCTGCCATCCACCATGTACTCATTTAGCTGTTAGCGGAGCAAGGTATTTTAAAGAGAAAATTGAAAGTGGAGTCCAACAAGAGGCATTAGATTTTGTTGAATTGTTACTCGAAGCGAATATAAATAAAATATGCCTTGAAAATCCTATTAGTATTATTTCAACTAAAATAAGAAAACCAGACCAAATAATTCAACCTTGGCAATTTGGACATGGAGAAACAAAAGCAACTTGTTTATGGCTAAAGAATTTACCTAAATTAATTCCAACAAATATAGTCGAAGGAAGAGAAGACAGAAGACAGAATACATAAAATGGCACCAAATAAAGATAGATGGAAAAATAGGAGTAGAACATATCAAGGAATTGCTGATGCTATGGCAGAACAATGGGGATAATACAATTATTGTTCTGGAAATAAAAGTTAATAATTCAATAATCCAAACGAAGGAGGACAAAATGACAAGTATCAATTTTAAAAACGAGTTCGGAAGTTATACCATTGAAATCAATAAAGACGGAATGACAATCGATGAAGTTTTTGAAGATTTAATTACTCCAGTATTGCTCGCAGCAGGTTACTAAAGTAAAAATATTGAAGATCGGATTTGTGATGGATGCGGTTGAAATAAGTTTTAATATTTACTCTTAAAATTTAATATATAATATTTTTGAAATAAGGAGTTGAGTTCTGGATTAGATTCTATTAAATGACCCCTATCCCCTTAGTATTACTTAATGCGCTTACTTGTTAAATCAGGTGGCGCATTTTTGTTTGTGGAGTAGTAACGTAAAAGTTGCTTAGTAACAATTGAAATGTTACTTGTGTAGGAGTTGTGTTACTTGTGTAGGAGTTGTGTTACTTGGGTTGGGATTAAGTGTTATGAATAAATTAGAATTAATAAATTTTGGGTCGAGTATAAGAGCTTGTATCAGGTGTAATTGTTGAGAAAGTGTAGAGGGAAAAGGAAGGGTGGATTGGTGTTAGGATTTAGTTGAAAATTTTAAAATCTTAAGCGTGATACTCGACCTGCCTAACAGGGGTATGGGGTCGCCTAAAATCGTACCGGCTATCCCCACGCCACCACGTCACCACGTCACCACGCCACCACGTCACCACGCCACCACGTCACCACGCCACCACGCCACCACGTCACCACGTCACCACGCCTGATCTATTTCATTTATTTTTCACTTTTACTTCTACTTCATTATTTTAAACTATTTTTATTTGTCTTTTTAAATCAGATACTTACAATAGCATTATTTATTTGACTTATTGTTTTAATAGTTGTATTTTAATTTATATGATTTATTTTATTAACTCACACAAGGAGATTATGATAATGACACAGATCACGATCAGCTACACCACATCAGTTTTCACGCCAGCGGGTTGGCGTAATGAGACAGTAACCGCAACGGTGGAGGTAATCAGTCCAAAACGGGGGCGTGTGCTATGCGTCCAAGATATTGGCGGTAATGGCAACTCCGGTTATGGTAGCCGGACCGGGGCAAAGCGGCAAGCATATCACGTGGGAGGGATTGCTATGCGGGAGCAAGGCAAAATCAAAAACCTATCAGCTTGTTGTATACTCTAACACTAACGCATCATTGCCTATAATCCGGCAAAGGATTGTTATCTTTGCCGCACCGGAAAAACTCAAGAGGTGTTCTGGGCCGATGAATTGGCGGACTTCTACAATTAAACTACTACTACAATAAAGGAAAGGTGATGAACCTGAAAAATACACAATGGGGAATAGCTACGGAATATACAAAAGATATTTTACCCGGAGCTATTCTGGAAAAGATTATTCGTGGGCCTGTTTCCGGTGCCATTCACGAGTTTACAATCTGCTATGTTTGGGGCAGATATATCCCGGTTCATGGCATGGTAAAAATGGCCCCTTGTGATACAGAAAAACAGGCAAAGAGGGTGTTAAAAAACTATTGGGATAATTTGAAGGATAACGAAAAATGACAATCAAATTACTTGTATACCGGCTGTTATGCGCATTGGCAATAGTTGCCACCTTGAGTATAGATATATAAGAGGGGAAAGTATGAAAATAAAATCAGAGCATTACCAATACATGAAAAACGCGATAATTGAAAAGCATAAATTCATGCTTGAAAATCATAAAACTGATTATATAAAGTACAGGAATGCTGGCCACTCAAAGGAGCTGATCTTATGGGATCTACTACATGCTTCTGGTTTAACTCCTTGGGTATGTTCAATGCTATACTTGGATAAAAAGGATTCGCATATTGAAACGGCTTTAAAGTCAATCTGGCAAGATATCCGCATGGATTGAAAATAAGCACTACAGTCAATTTTAAGCCGTGTTCAGGCCTTGCCATAGAAAGGTATACCTTAAGCTCTAATCAGGGCAAGGTGACGCCATAGAACGCTAAATTTCAAGGGATAAAACTATGCAAGCAATAGGATACTACAATCTCGGTTTGGGGGTGGGGATGGTCAAAAAGCTGGTGTGTTGGGTTGGGGGGGCGAAGAAAGAAAACTACGCGTTTTGTTTTTCTGGTGGAAAAATTCGGTTCTTATGTTTGGTTTGGTGTTGGGGGGGTGTTGTATTGAAATAGCTTAATATCGCCTTATACAATTTTATATCGCCCTATATCACTTCCCTTTAATACCAAGGGAATACGGGCAATCATGCATAAAAACAGGCAAGAAAAACTCACTTGTACATAAGATATTTCTCAAAAATAGTATATTATAACTACTTGATAATATAAGGAAAGTGAGTAAATTCAAGAGAATAGGCGATATAAAGAGATAATTATAATTTACCTTCCACCAATAAAACCGTCTATATGCTCAGGGCAATGCTTTTCCAGATATAGCAATAAGACTTCCAGAATTGAGAAAGGGCAGGCGTAGGGTGCAAGGGTGCAAGGGTGCAAGGGTGCAAGGGTGCAAGGGTGCAAGGGTGCAAGGGTGCAAGGGTGCAAGGGTGCAAGGTTTGTTTCAATTAATTCTTTTAATTCTTTTAATTTGAGAAAAGGGGTTGAGTAAAACAGGAAACGCCATACGTATGGCCCAACCTATACAGTATACCCTATACAGCTTATTTGCTAAACAATTAAAAGTCTAATCCTAACAAAAGATATTAACAACAACACGTACGCAATAACGTACTACTTTTTACACGTACGGAAAATCGTACGCATGAATTTACCTATTCCAGAAAAACAATTTTTAGGATTTTTCTAATTGTATAACTTTATCCTTTACATTAGTTCAAATTATTTGTATTATCTATTTAACAGTTGAGATCAAGAAGTTATTAACTCAAAACACAAGAGGCCAAAAAATGGGTATATAACAAAAGGTAATAAAATGTTTTAAATTATCAAAAATAAATCTTGTATAATTAGAAAATCATTTATATAAAGAATCATCGAAGTTAAGTTTTACAAAATATCAAAAAGGAGAAAAGATCATGGCCGCAAATATGGATCTTCAGCTTTTTGCTTCAAAAAATGCCGCTGCATGGTGGTGGAATGATTCTATGGAAAACCATGTATTCCCCAACGCCACTAACCGGGAGCTGTTTGAGTTGAGCAAAGCAGACTTTCCGGTTGAAATTGTTCCGATTTTCAAAAAAGACGGTTCCGAAATTCCCGGCTATTTTATCCTGGAAAATACCAGAACGGGGGCAGCGTTGAGGATGGCAAAGAGTCGTTTTCAGGCCTTGCAAAGTGAAACGCTTTTTGAGAAACTGGACCAGCTTGGAAACATTACCGATATCGGGGCCATCGGTCAAGGCGAAAAGGTGTTCTTCTCTCTTGATGCCGGTCAATTTGAGATAGGGGAAGGTAATACCCATAAACAATTTATTAATGCAGTTCTTCCCCATGACGGAACAATGAAGATTACGCTAGGTTTAGGCGATTTCAGGATCGAGTGTCAAAACACCTTTAATCTTTGGAAACGGTCACTTGATAGTACTGAAATATTAGCTTGTAAGCAGACTGCCAACGCAGAGGCGAAAATTGACGGCTGGGTCAAGGCATTCCAGGAAATGCAAGCCGAAAATGAGACATTGAAAGAGAAATTCAAGCGACTGGCAAGCATGAAATTTTCCGCTGAAAGTCAAGCCGGGATCATTGGCAAGTTGTTTGGCGGAGACAAAGACAAGCCGTCAACCAGGAGCATTAATACACAAAAGATGCTGGCGGAAATCATCGCCGATAATGCAAGTAATGTGAGCCAGGATGTCCGGGGCACTGGTTACGATCTTTTTAACGGCCTAACGTACTGGACTAGCCGGGGAATGGGACTCAAGGCAAACACCTCAGCACTGGAGTCCGTCATGTTTGGAAGTGGCCAGAAGTTGGCGGAAACGGCTCTAAATTTGATTCTGGAAAGTATCCCGGATGGTATCATACCGAACCGTGAAAACCTTGTCAGAACGATAACCGTGTAGGTTAATTTGTTGATTGCTTGAGCCGGTAAGGAATAAAGGAAACTTTACCGGCTTTCTGGAATTAATAAACATCAAAACACCAACTCAAGAGGCTAAAAAAATGGACGAAATCAAATGGATAAAAAGTCCCTTCTACCAGGCAAGAATTCGCTGTGAAGATATTTGGGTAAGGACAATAGGTTTTTGTCCTGCAAAAAATTGGTATTTGTGCCGGAGCGGGAAAGAGAAAGAAATCTTTTTCGCTGATGAATTGGTAGAATTTTGTGAATAGGTGAAAAGATGCTAAAATATTGGTTGAAAAATTTTGGGATTGCTGGTTTAATTATTTCTGGTTTTTACGTTTTCTTTTTATTAATTTATGTTATTTTTTGAGGTGAAAAGATGAATACTGCTGTTCCTCTTTACAAAGTTTTGACCCCTGAAAATACTGGAGGATATTCGGATTTTGTTTGGCCTTTACCTATTAATGGAAAACCTGGAAAATGGGTAAAGATAGAAAACGATCTTAAAATGTGTTCTAACGGGTTTCATCTAACTGCGAATCCAGAAAGGTGGTGGAAGCATGGTGCAAGGATTTTCCGGGCTGAGTACAAGGGCGAAATACTGGTTGAAAACTCAAATAAAATTTGTTGCCGGGAAGCAAGGTTAATTTGTGAAATTACAGAAAATGATCCTTGTTTTCTAATTAATTCCCTCATCCGTTGTTATGTTTTAATCGGGATGAAACAAAGAGGGGAAATTGAACAAATTGACCTGGAAGGCGCAGACCTGTATGGCGCAAACCTGAGAAACGCAGACCTGAGAAACGCAAACCTGAGAAACGCAGACCTGAGAAACGCAAACCTGAGAGGCGCAAACCTGGAAGGCGCAGACCTGTATGGCGCAAACCTGAGAGGCGCAATAAATTATAAAGAGGCCAAAAAATGAACCTGACAAATTACTGCAAGGCCGGTTTTCCTTTACTCTCAATCCAGACAGAAGAGGTCAAGAGATGCGTTCAGTCTATCAGTACCGATGCTCCCTTTACCGTCAACAGGTGGAACGCTGTTGACGGTATCAGAGGAGAATACAAGAAAATTCCTGACCTGATAGAATACAGTACCACCTTAAGTCAATCCATTTTAATTCTTGAGAATTTCAACTGGTTTTTTGAAGACAAGGGAATTCTTCAGGTAATAAGCAATAATCTCGAATTGTATAAAAACAATCAAGTCACTTTGGTTATTGTTGGCAAAGATAAAATCAATCCCTTTTTCGACAAAGCGGCCTGTACAGTAGATTTCCGGTTGCCGGTTGCGAATGATTTTTTGCCGATGATCTTAAATTTTGCTGGCCAGATCGGGCAAAATATCGCGCTTGGTGAGCAAAGAAATATCGCTGAGAATTGTCTTGGTTTGAGCTATGATGAAGCGGAAAACGCTATTGCACTTGAGATTGTCAAGAGCGGCAAAATTACAGTAGAGGCGGTTTATCGGGCAAAAGAAGGGATAATTAATAATTCGGGGTTGATGCAGATTCAGAAACCCGAAAGTTTAGAAAACATCGGCGGTCTTGAGCCGTTAAAAAAGTATTTTGAAGCACGATTACAAGCATACCAGATGGGCAATGAGCATATGCCAAAGCTGAAAGCAATTTTGCTTGTTGGAACACCTGGTTGTGGGAAAAGCCTCTTCAGCAAGGCACTTGCAAGCGTTTTCAATCGGCTACTGATTTCCGCTAATATTAATAATTTGAAAGATAGCTTAGTGGGGAATACGGAAAAACGAACAAAGCAATTTACGGAAATAGTTGACAGTATAGGGGACTGTATCGTTCACCTTGACGAGATTGACCGGATGTTTAGCAATGGCCAAGGTGATTCAGGGACAAGTAAAGGCCAGCTCGGAGCGTTTCTTACATGGATGAACGACAGATCGAGTTCAGCAATTATCGTAGCTACCAGCAACAACCTTTCAGACCTTCCTGCTGAGTTCTTGCGTTCTGGCCGGTGGGATTGTATTTTTTTCGTTGACTATCCGAACCTTGAAGAGAGAAAAATCATCATCGAAATTATGAACCGGAAACACCACGCCAGTTTGCCGTTTAGCCTTGCAGAAAAGCTTGAGTCGTGGAGTGGAGCCGAAATCGAACAGCTTGCAAAAGATTCTCACTTCGATGATATCGATTACCTTGTCAAGAACCAACCCGTTTTGTGGAAAACGAACCGGGACAAAATCGAGAAAATAAAAGAGCTTGCAAAAAATTACAGAAGGGCCAATGGCAAGCCGGTTACTGATATCACTCAAATTCGGAAAATTGGAGGTTGAAATATGAAACCTCTAACCGTCTACGCAAAGAAAGAACCAACAAAAAGGAATAAGAAAGTCACTATAAATTGTTTTAATTGGATTCTCAAGTGGAGGGATTAGAGATGGAACATACATCTGGACCATGGAAAATAAGGTTATGACCGAGATTAATAAAACAACAGGAGAATAAGACAATGCAAAATAAATGGTACGCTGCAAAAACCGGAAACCACCAAGGACTTGTCATTGACGAAAAGACAGGCTATAATATAGCCGTAGCATATGACAAAAAGCACACTAGCTTACTCGCCGCTGCTCCTGACCTGCTGAAACTTGCTAAAGCTTTTGAACAGGTTGTCATGGAAAGCGGAAACAACTTACTTTCAACGGCGACAAAAGAAGAGAAAAATAGATTTATATCAAGTATAGTTTTCGCATGGAATGATAACTGCCAGGCTCTTGACGGCTTTGAAAACGCTTGACAAAGACGAAAATATTTAATAAAATTCACTTAAATCAAGAAAGGCATTGTGCAAAATTTTTCAGGAGGCCAAAACATGAACGTAAACCATCAAAGAAAAGTAGCGGAGCTTGTTGACTCTTTTTCCGCAATTCTCAAGATCGAGTGCGAAAAGCTTTACAGATCAAACATGGTCGAGGTGGAATCTTTTTCACCTGATGAGTATATCCTTGCCAAAATCCTTGTTTCAGCAGCGATTGAAAGGGAAGGAAAGGGCTACTACCCAAGAGACAAGAAACAGATCAAAGAAGTTAAAAATCTGGTTTTGAGATAGGTGCCAAAATGAAAAGAGGACAATGGAATTTAAATTTTGATGGTGTCGATGAATTGACGGATTCAGACCAAGAACATATCGCAAATTTAATTAAAGAAGGATATACAAGCGGCGAAATTCTCCAAGAGGAGGAACACGATTTAATTATTATTTCTCTCTTCGATGCAGAGGCAGAATGTTCTTGCGGAAATTGGCATTATTGTTTTACCGGCTCAAGAACAAAAGAAGAAATTAACGAAGAATTCCAGAAACATCTTGAATGGTATAATTGAGGTAAAACTATGAAATGCAAAGCATGTAAATACGAATTTGTTGAAAAGCATAATAGAGAAGAAGGGAAAGGGTATGAAGAAGAAAAGTTTAGGAAAATTAATGGGAATTTTACAATTAAGGGGACAGGGTGGAATGAAGCGATTACAGAAGTTTGGATTTTTGCCTGCCCTAAATTCTGGACATTGAAGGCATTTATTTAAGGTGACAAAATGTCCAGAATTTTTTTGACTGGCGATATTCACGGCGAAATATCCGTCAATCGTCTCTCTGGCAAAAACTGGCCGGAAGGCCGAAAACTATCTAAACAGGATTATTTAATTATCCTTGGCGATTTCGGCTTACTCTGGAAAATGCAACCTGACAGAAATGAGGTTTACTGGCTCAACTGGTTGCAAAGTAGAAGCTGGACTACTCTTTTTATTCCTGGAAACCACGAGAATTATTTTAGACTTAAACAATTAGAAAATGTCAAGATGTTTGGCTCAGAAGCTCAAAAAGTAAGCGATTCCGTTTTTATGCTGAAACGGGGTGAAGTTTATACAATCGAGAATAAGAAATTTTTCTGCATGGGTGGCGCAAGGAGCCACGACAAAGCATACAGAAGAGAATTTATTTCGTGGTGGCCGGAAGAAGAGCCTAGTCAAGCAGAATGCGAAAAGGGACTACAGAACCTTCAGGATCACAAAAACAAAGTAGACTACATATTAGGGCATACATCGTCAACGTCAGCAGTTAAGAGACTTGGCGAAATTTGTGGCCAGGATTTTAGCAGTAAATCAGAAAACCTTAACAAATATTTTGATGTAGTTTGCGAGATGGTAAAATTCAAGAAATTTTTCTTTGGGCACTTTCATGTGGATGAGAATATTGACGGGATTTTTCACTGTTTATATAAAGATATAATTGAAATCGGATAAGGGGAAAATATGAAAAGGACCATTTACCTTCCATCAATTTCCAGAAGTGTCACTCTAAGGGAATACAATCAAGCAATTAAACTAGCTAAGAAAAATCCTGATGTTGAGTTCAAGTATGGCCTTTCTTGTTGGTGGCCGTGTTCAGGAAGGGAGATTATGCGTCAATTCTTTGACGGACTTCAAGACCGGATCAATAGTAAAATTCCCTATATACAGAGAGGGATAAAATAATTGTTGCAATTAGGTCAAATTATTAGTAAGATGTGTTTGCGATGAAGAAAAATCTTCCAGGAGGCGGGAAATGTGGCAGACAAAAGTTTTCAAGACCAAAAAAAAGATGCTTGCTTTCCTGGAGAAAAATCAGAATATCCAGCACCAGGAAATTTTCGTGAATAACGCTTACGGGATCGAGTACCGGAAACTCAACAAAGTATATTGAAAGGTCAAAACATGAACCAAATCGAAGCAGTGACCAAAGCTAAGGAGTCAGCCGAAACTCTTGTAAACGATCTAAGAGAAGCGGTTAGGGGTGAGAATTTTCTCCTTTCTCATATGGTTTGAACTGAAACAAATCGAAAATCTAATTGAAACAAATTAAAGGGAGAAAACAAAATGACGATTGACAAGATCATGGGTATGAAAAATCAGGAATTCGCAAAAACCGTCAAGAGCTTCCAGGATGCTTGTGAAAAGGCTGGAATTCCGCCTACGAAGCGGCAGGCAAGCAAATGGCGGAATAAGAAGGGGATAGCTTTCTTGGGGAAGAAATAAATATGAAAACGCCACAAGATGTCGGGAGGTTCAGGATCGGGATTATCAAGAAAATGATGAAGGGAGACTTGCCACCAGAACAAGCCATCAATATTCAGAAAATGACAGACAGGGAATTGTTGCATTTAATTAGAAGTAATCAAGAAACAAACTAAAACAAATTAAGAGGTAGCAAAATGGAACTTACGGCAAAGCAGTTGGCAGAAAGATTTACGAATGCAGGGATTAGTATCAGTATCGTTGAGGCAAGTGGTTTCCTTCGTATCGGGAAAGCAAATGGAGCCGTAACGGAATCAGGGCGAGTTCCAAAAGTTCCAGGGCAGCGGGGCAGGAAGGAAGTGATCTGGAGCATTCCTGATTCCTTCACAATCACAATGCCGGTTATTGCACAAGAAGCAAAACAGCCGGAAATCGTGAAGGTTAAGACAATCGAAGCCATAGAAGTTAAACCCGAAATGCCGATTATTGAAAAGGCAATGGCCGAAGTAGAACCAGTAAAGAGAACGATGAAAATTGTTACAAGTACAAAGAGAGAAACCCCTAAAACTGGCTTGAAGAAAGCACAAGAAGAGATCAAGGCTCAAGTGAAGAAAGGAACACCGAAGGCTGTAAAGAAACAAACTACTACAAAGAAGCCGGAAGGGAAACAGTTATCGGCTTAATTCTGGACAAATGCTCTGACATTTTGTATATTAAATCAAGAAATTGGGACCTGCTTAAATTTGCATGTTACAGCGTTCAAGGTGGCGTTTTTGGGAGTTGGTGTAGGGTGGCATGGCAAAGGATGTAAACGTGGCGTGGCGGTGTTACTGACAGCTTTCTCAGCGATATTAAACAAAAGGGTGGTAAAATGAGTAAGACTCCGAAAATTAAAACTGAGAAAGGTGGTGTTGTGAGTCCAGTATCCTCAAATGCTGAATCCGTCAAAGAGGATACGGGAATAGTAAATGAGGGGTCTGGGGGTGGGAATCCAGGGGCTGCTAATGCTGAATCCGTCAAAGAGGATACGGGAAATTCAGTATCCGCCAATCAGAATGCGGGAGAAAACTCCGCCAATAAGGATGCGGGGTCTGGGGGTGGTGGAGGGGGACCTATTCTTAAGATGGTGTTTGGTGAAGGCGGTAACAGGGTTGCCGGATTGGCTGGTATTGGCTCAAGTGGTAAGACTAATTCAATAATGTATCTGCTGAAAAATTTCCATGATCTTTGCCCAAGTGTCCAAATTTATACTTATGGATTGACGGAGAGAACACAAGAATGGGCAACTAAAAATCTGAAAGCGATTGAAGTTTCTTGTATTTCTCATTTAAGTGATAAATCTAATTCTATTTTTTTTCTGGATGAAGTGCATTTGCTTGGATTATCGGACAGAACTAAGGTGTCTGAAGTAAAAGCGTTTGCCTCTTTTCTCAACCATAGTAACAATTATGTCATACTTTCGACATCTAATATAAAAGAGTATAATTCGACCCTCTGTTCAATAATTAATGTTTGGCTTTTGAAAACCGTAAAAATCAATATGACCACGAATGGGACGGACTTAAAAAGATCCATAAGAGACTATAGGGGGAGATATAAGAGGCTTGACGATGTAATTTTACCAGTTAATAAACTTTTAGTTCTATCAGACCAGAGAGAATTAGTAATTGATATTGAGTATATCCCAGAAATTGATGGGAAGGCGGAATTACCAGACTTATTCGCCTGCTAAATTGTTGAGGAAATTGTTGAGGAAATTGTTGAGAAATCTAAATTAGAAAATGGAAATTGGGAAGATGGCTTCATTGACCAGTTTGGGGATTTTTTAACAAGACAAGAAGCGATGAAAATTGCAATTGCGGCTGGGCAGAAGGCTGATATTAAACGGGGTTGTGGCGGGGATAAAGGAATTCTTTACAGTGAAGGTCTTTATTAAGGAGAACTAAAATGAAAACTCAATCGCACCAGATAAACTACGACGATATTATTTGTACAGTATTTAAGCAAGAAATAGCCGGTTTTTTATGGCAATGATTCATATAAAACCCTTCAACTTTGTACCGATATTGAAAAGATGGATACGTTCTTTGAGGTGGAAGACGGGAATAATGAAGTTTGCGCTTTCAATTCATTACCAGAGGCGATAGATAAATACAATTCTCTCAATTAATACCTTGCCAAATACCTAAATATTTAGTAATATATAATTGTCCTGAATAGTTCAGGGCTAAGAATCCGGTTCTTGGAGCCGGTAGGAAATCTTGGATTTCTTAAATTCACAGGAGGTAGTAAAATGAAAGTTCAAATCGAAAGAAGCAAAGAATTTGTAGCAAAGTTGATGATCGAGACAGGTGCAAATCATCCACAGCTTGTCATTATAGAGGTTGACCCGGCTCTTCTCTCAAAAGAGGTAAGGGCGGCAATTATCACTAACAGGGGAGGCTATCCAGATACAATAACTTCTTTCTGGTATGATAAAATGGGTGATCTTTTATCGCCAGGAAAAATGAATGAAGGGAGTCAATTTTTCTATCTTGACGCAAGGGAAGAAGATATTACGCAGGAAGATGTTAATATCGTTCTCCTGGAGGCTCTTGACAAGATCAAGAATGAAATCAAACCAAAACTAATTGAAAAAGAAAACAAAAAGAAACAGGAATTCGAGCAGAGAATCACTGATTTTTTGAATAATAAGGATATTAGGGTAAATAATATCTGGGCAGAATATGTTGATCTCCCTTATGTCGGGAGAATTGATGCTAAAAATTGCACCAGATATAACGAAGTTCGAGAAGTAGCGGAGAATCACCTTGCTGGAATTAAAGCGATGAACGAAGAACGTAACCGGATTGAAGAAGAGAAGAACAAGAAAATTGCCCAGGAAAAGAGAGATACAATTAATGCTTGGGTAGAAAAATTCGGGAATGATAATCAAAGGGGCCGTTTGAAGTTGAACCTTCTCCCTGATGATGAAATTCTCGCCGAAATCAGAGGTACTGTATTTGAGGAACTGTCCAGTTTCCCGCGATACGAGAAGATCAGGAGCAATGAGATTAAATGTTCATGTGAGTACGACGATCAAGAAATTGAATTTAATGTAACGGATTCTGATTCAGCGACTCCAGAAAATTTTGAATTGTTGAATAAGATTATGGGGATTATGCCCAGTGCAAAGGTTGTTCTCCGTGACCATATCGGGTTTTGTGAACGGTGCCATAATAACGATTTAGAAGATGGTGAAATCCAGAGGAAGTCGATACTGGCAACAGTTGAACATGGTGGTTTTACTTTTAGCAGGGAGTTTGCTGTTTAATCGCTTTAGTGTTGACTTGATTGTTAATAATTAGTAAAGTGAATTTGTGAGATAGGTCATGGTTCAAGTCCCTACTATCTCACAAAGCCGGGACACAAAGCGGCTATAAATAAAAGCGTGCGTGTTTAGTCTGCTGACAGTAGGCTTTCGCGGCTGGGACGAAACGCCAGCGCCGGAGTCGTAACCGGTATCTTCTAAATTAAACAAAGGAGAAAATAATGAACGAAATCAAGAGGCCGGAAGGATGTACTGATGAGCATTTGTGTTATCTTGACGATCTAAGGGAGTCAGGAGCGTGCAATATGTTTGGTGCTTCGGCTTTCCTTGTTGATGAATTCGGAATCAGTAAAAAATTAGCGATTGAAATAGTCGGGTATTGGATGAAAACTTTCGACCCGAATAAATAGAATTTGTTTAAAGGAGAAATGAAAATGCAAAAACTTAGCACGGGTGATGATGCAACACTTGGCAACTACCGTAAACTGGCAACTGCATTTTTTGGTGAAGAAAGTAAGGCTGTTGAGTTTCTTAATGAGAAAATAGCAGAGATCCCAAACGGAGAAAATGAAGAAGTGATTGCAGCCGAATCCCAGATGGTATATTTACTCGGGACGATGGCTAACTAATAGAGGCAAACAATGCTTAATCCAATCCTATATTGGTTAGACGGCATAAATAAGTACGGATGGCTGTTCATTTATGCTCATTTCTTTTCTGTATCGTTTAAACAGGATATTTATTTCCAAAACAAGGGATATGATATCCTCTCATTGAATAAACATCCAGGATATACAACTTGCCGATTCCAAGACAACCCTTATTATTTATAGGAGAACTAAAATGAACAAGAAAGAAGTAACCTCATTAGTGGACACCGCCGCAGAACTTGACAACCAAATCAAAGAGCTTGAAACTAAAATCAAGCCACTAAAGGAAAAGATTAAACAGCTTGCCGAAAAGGATTACACCGAATCGGAACTGAAGAGTGGCGTTACTATTCTCGGAAATAATGCTGTAGTTAAAATTACAGGTGCCGAAAAGAGGGAAGAGGCTGACCCGGAAACTGTATTTAATTTTCTGCTTAAACGGAAATTGGAGCATAGGTTTATCGACGTGGTAAAAATTGAAGTAAAATCCCTTTCTACGATTATCGGGGATGAAGAATCAAAGAAACTCAGGCCCGTGGTTGGGTTGACGTTACGGCAATCTTTCAGTAAGAGGTAGGATATGAAATTCGATAAACCAAGGGGACAAAGGTTGCATAAGCAATTTATTTGGATTACGAATCACGACAATTTGTGGTATGTAGATTCTGAAAAGAGGTGGATGTGTCATGATGAAATTCCAGAATTAGTATGTTACTCGACGTGTTGTGATTGTAGATCGATCAAGGCTTTTAAGCGTCATTTAAGAAAACATCCTGAAATTAGGGGAAAGGCAATTCTGGTATCCAGGTTCAAAGGCTTTAATGTTTATGCTTAATTTGTACTAAAACTTCAAAACTGTCGGTGAAATTCCACAGAAATTGTTCCATAAATTGTCCAAATTAAAATATAGGTATTTAAAATGGATGAAATAATCCTATATTGTGCTGGTTGTAACATCAAAGTTGCTACCGTTAAGAAAGGGGCGATGAAGATGAAATCAGGAGCGGTGCTTATTTGCGACTCCTGCGATTGGAAACGTAAAGCCTCTGATCTTTCAAATAAAACAAAACAATCTAAGCCAGCAGATATGCCGGATTTCTTTAAAGACATTTTCGGAGGCAAAATATGAATGCTTATAACTATCCTTCTCCTCTGTTTGAGACTCATACAGTCGAAGAAAATTGGGAAAATGGTAAAAGGACAGTTAAGGGCAAAACAAAACTCGTTAAATCTGAAACGATTAAAAAGAAAGCACAAAGGATCGTTAAAGAAATCGGGGCCAGTTCTAGTATCGTCCAAAACAAGAAATTGTTTATCCAGATAGAGAACACAGAGTATAACCTGGAATTGACATATTTTGGTATTCCTGAAGATACCCCAGAGGGAACAGGAATCAATTTAATCCCAGAAGAAACAGAAAAATGTCAATACCGGAATCTCAATTTTAGAAAACTTAATTTTGAGAAAATATTTTATTCTCCTGAGTGGTGGGGAAACGGACAATTTATTCTGAAGGGAGAAAAGCCTAAAAATAACGAAGGGTACGATGAACAGGAAATAGACATGGATTTTCTTGTTAAGAATCTCCCGATGACAGACCATCTTAGCTGGGATAATATTGTCCGATTGGGTGAAGAGGTAGGCGATGACTTACTTAAATTTGCAGAAAACATTTATCTCAGGACAAAATTTGTTCAATTCATCGAAAAGAATACAACAGGGACACTGACTTTTAAAATTAAATATGATAAAATAGGGAATAACGATTGGCGTAGTCCTGTTTACGTTTATTCTGACGGTTCGATAGTTGCCCTGATTATGTGCTATCAGGCGAGTGATATAAAGATTGACAATATCGGGATTCTAAATTATAAACCATCAAGAAAGTTTTAAGGGGAGAGCAGTAAGTGAAGAAACCAGTTAGATTACAGACGGAAACGATGGAAGAATACGGTTATATTATTTGTCCAAATTGTGGGAATGATTTAATTTGGGCTGAAGACGATCTTTATGAAAATGAATTCGAGGTGGTCCAATGTTCATTTTGTGATTTTGTATTTGAAGTTAAAAAAGGAACAAGAACATTTTATACCATAAAATAATTGAGTTAGAAATGAAAATTTCCAATAAAGTGATGAAAATCGGTGAGTGGGAGAATCCACCTACGGTCATGTATCGGCTGGGCTGTGACTGCAATTCCCCCATTGTGGGTTAGTTTGCGATTTTGAGGTCGATCATGATTATCTTACATTAAATTTTTACAAAACTTTAGTTTCTGTAAATTATTCCGATAGTAGATTCAAGAATTTCTGCTGGAGGATTCGGTCAGCGTTGAAAATTCTATTTATTGGTCGGATCGAGGTAGAAGAATGTTTGATGCTCAGGGGCGAAGAACATATCAATTCCTTTATCCAGGCATTGGAAGAAGCAAGGGCGTTTATTAAGGAGAATCAGAAATGAAAACCGCAAGATTCTATACAACCGATAGGAATAAACTAAAAGCACTATGGGTTCAGGTGGAAGGTCAAAGGCCCCTTAATATCTGGGATGTATCAGAGAAGGAATTGACAAAAGATGTAGAATTGGCTATAATTTCAGCATTTCAGAGGGGTTGCGAAGCAAAAGAAGAGGAAGATATTCGAGCTGTTAGAAATAGTATTATTCCTGAATTATTCTTTTCGGTGGAGTAGATATGAGAATGTGGATGCTTGATCCAAAACTGTTATGTCGCAATCATCTACTCGGGGAACATTCATAAACACCGTCATAACTTCGAGAAAAAGCATTCTATCGCTGGTAGGGTATCATCAGTTGTCCAGATTGAGCCTGAATCTATGCAAACTATGCATGATGAATTAGTGGCTGAAATGATTAGGCGTGGAGGGAATCATAAATCACCTTATACTCAACCTAATTTAGATTATTTGCCAAGTGAGCATCGTTATGCGGTTGTTGATCGCGAAGTGAGTACAAGGGATCTGAAGTCTAGGTGTTTGGGTTGTCTCCAAAACGAACTGGAATTAGATTAAAGGATATAGATTGATGATGAATAAATATAAAACTTTTTCGGCTGTCAAGGATCGTAAAAGGGATAAGAAGTGTTCGAATAAGCGACGATATGATACTGAACAAGACGCTTACCAAAATGGACAGCTTATCTATTATTGTAACATTTGCGGAGGATATCACAGGAGCGGGAGCCTAATTGCTACTGTTCGGGGATACTACAGGTAGATTATGAAACATAATGATATCTCAAAACTATACAGGGAAGAATTAGAGAAAAGAAAACTTGACCCGAAGAATTGGGATTCAGAAGGATATAAATTTGCAGACACTTATAACGGATCAGAAAAAGACGTTATATTTTATATTAATGAAAATATCGATTTTGAATTGAATAATTACAGAAGAAAATTCGATTTTAGAAAAGGGTTAGCTTTTTGCCCTCAATGTAATTATGCAATTTCTTTGACACAAATAGATTCTTGTGTTATAGACTTTATATGCCCTAATTGCAAATTGAGCAGTATCAGTAATTTTTATTCTATCAATTCCACAAAGCATCATAAAATACTTGACGGGTCAGCCTTGCAATCGTCTCCAAATGGGACATTTATAACACCACCACAATTATAGGTGCTAAATGAAAACAATCGGTTATAGGAATTGGTCAAAGGGTTGCACTTTCTGGGTGGCTAATTTAAAGGGGAAAATAGGTGATTGGGGTTATACTACTGATTCTAAACAAGCGATCAACCTAATACCATACTGGCAGAAGCGATTTTCTGCTGATTGCAAACAGGCAGGAGTAGAAGCTATATTTGTTAATGTAAAGGAGAAATTATAATGAATGATAAAGATCTTTATGATGTTGATAATAAAGACAGAAACGAATCGGCTATAGGTGTTGAAATTTATGTAAAAGAAGATGGTAGTATAGCCAAGTCAACTTGGAATGAAGGAAGTTATGATAATGTAAAAATTATGATTATGGAATTGCAAAATATTTTAAACGAATTCCTTATGGATTACGCAGAAGGATTGAGATTAACTAAAGAGTAAGCGTAAAGGAGGAAGAATGAAATATATCTTACTTATTTTAGTTCTGCTATTGACTTGTTCCTGTGCTAAAACTATGACAAGACAAGAAGTTATTTCAGCATCAAAGGAATGTCAAGATGCAGGTATGGAGGCGGTCTTAATGATGGATAATATATTTTCAATGAGAATAACAAGAGTTGATTGCTGGCCAAAGGTGAAATAATGTATTTAATTGATGCCTTAAAATGTTACGGAATATCAGAAGAGGACGTAAATAAACATATTCAATGCCCGTGGTGTAAGAGTATCGGGGCTATGCTTCGTGACGATTCTATCCCTTTCGCTATTAATTACCAATGTTCAGAATGTGGCGTTTCTTCACCTTATGGAGAAAATAGAAAAGTAGCATTTCAATTATTAAGTGATTTTTGCCGGATGTTTGACGATAGAGAAATTAAATGAAAGACAAAGATATAATTAAAGGGACGAAGCCAATGAATTGTTCTTGTGGTGGAAAACCAGTAGGGAGAGGTCGTTCTGTTTCTTGTGGTATTTGTAATAGAGTTGTCCAAAAGAAAACCAGAAATGAGGCAATTGAACGATGGAATGAATCTATTAGAGATCTATACGATACGGAATAATTAAATGAAACAGACCGTAACATTCTGGGAAACGGGCTACCAGCTATACTTAATCCCGTATAAAATGAAAGCACACTGTAGTCAATCGCCAAGAGACATTCTTCCTGAATTCAGATCCGGCTGGTATCAGGTTCAGGATTTAATTAATTTAAATTTACATGCTGGTGAATGGTGTGAAGAAGAAATTGATATCTTGGATTATTTGAGCCAGTGACAGGAGAAGGAATTACAGATTAAGAGAAACGAATTAAATAGGAATATTAAAGAAACAATCCAGGGAATTCAGTGGCTATATAGTGATCTTATCAAGAAGATGGGGAATTAAAGTGATGAAAATTAAACCATTGAACGATTCCCAACTGCATCCAGATTGGGTTAGCTGGGAAAATTTTCTAACTCAATGTGAAGTTAGAGATACTTATGAAGGAATAATTTATTACGGGATGACAAATTGTAATTACATTTTATTTCCTACTGGAGATTTAATTGAGAATTATGGGTATAATGGTCATGGATTAATGTATAGGATTAGGGAAGAGGGTGCAGAGAAAGTTTTAAATAAGATGAAAGAAAATAGGGCTGAAATTAAAAGGATAATTGGTAATTAAATGATTGAGATTAAGAATATTGATCCTACTGTAATCCAGCTTATGAATTTTGAGACGGTGGAATTGGGGAGGAAATTGACGACATATAAATGCGAATTCTGGAAACCAGGCCCAAGAGGGAAAGTACGCAAGGAATATGACAAAGACTTTGTTTCTGGGAGCCAGAGAACAGGGTGGTTTTTGTACGCCGGTTTCAAGAATAGGATTAAAGAATACTGTGAAGTTAAGGGTCTTGAGTTCCGGGAGACGGGGGAAGAGTTGAGGATAGAGCCGGTAAGGGAGCCGGGGTTGGCAGGGGTGGAGATTCGGGACTACCAATTAGAAGCCATTAAATCGATTATAGAAAAACAACGTGGCATCGTACATGCCGCTACACGCTCAGGAAAGTCGATCATAGCGATTGGAGCTGCGTCATGCTTCCCAAAACCAAAACTATTATATCTTGCGCCGTCCATTGATATAGTCAACGAGATCCATGGGAAATTTGTTGAATGCGGCTTTAAGGCATGTAAACTAGGTGGAGGGCAAAAGGATATAACAGAAGATATTGTTGTTTCAACTCTCCAAACCTATGTTCGCTTAGATTTAATTAAACTGTCCAATAAATTTGACATAATTTTCTGCGACGAAATTCATTTGTCCTCGGAACCAGGATCTGCTTTAGAGAAGATACTGTCAAAGAACCTATCAATAGTAAGAGTGGGCTTCACAGCTACTATCCCAACAGAGCCTAGCAAAAAATTAACACTTCAAGGATTATTTGGTGATAAAATTATGGAATTAAGCGTTAAGGATGGAATTGAAAAACACGGGGTTCTTGCAAAACCGAGAATTGAATTACTTGCTGTCTCCGAATCAAAAGAAATAAATTTATGCAAAACCTATCATGAGATCTATGATTTGGCTATTTGCAGAAATAAAATTAGGAACAGGCTTATTGCTAAATATGCAAAAACTGTTGCTGATGAAAATGGTACAGTTTTGATTTTTTGCGTGAACTTAATTCATATTGAATTACTTTCTAAAGAATTAGATTTACTAAGTGTTGAGCATGAAATTGTAGAAGGAAAAGTTAGCGGTGATGATAGAACTATATCTAAAGAGAAAATGAAGAGTGGTAAATTAAATGTAATTATTAGCTCAAATTGCTGGGCCGAAGGGGTAACTTTGCCAGCCCTTTCTCACGTTATTAATGCCTCGGGAATGAAGTCAGAAAGCAGACTTTTGCAGAAAATGGGCAGGGGACTGGGCAAAGTAGAAGGTAAAGAAGAAATTGTCCTTGTCGATTTTCTGGACCCCTATAAACATCTTGCGCAACATTCGATCGCTCGGCTCTGTGTTTATAAAAATATGGGCTGGTTATAATTTTTATTGCCTGAGAAGGAATCAAAATGAAAACATGCCAGAACGACCACCAGATGATTGTTTTCGATTCAGAAAAATGTCCACTCTGCAAAGCTCTTGACGAAATCAGTAATCTTGAGGACATGTTAAAAGAAGCCGAAGATCTAAATAAGAATTTAGGAACAGTTACGCCAGTTGAAAAATTCAACAAGGGGAACTAAAATGAAGAAAATTATTGTTATTTCAATGATGCTTTGTTTGCTTTCGACTCCAGTTATAGCAGATGAATATTGTGAATCAATCGGAAGACTCGCTGCTGCAATTATGGAAAGTAGGCAAGCAGGCGTTTCTGCTGATAAATCTGTAGAGGCAAGTAGAGGGAACCCAATAAGCCTTGAGATGATTATTGAAGCCCATGAAACGCCAAGATTTCATAGTTACCGTTATGAACGAGCGAGTGTTGAAGATTTCAAAAATAGATGGTATTTGAAGTGTATTAAGGCAAGAATGAATCAAGGAGAATAGATGTAATATAATTCCGCTTGTCGTAATTTAACGGAAGAGATAAAATGAAAAAAATTATTCTAACCGCAATGGTGCTTTGCCTGTTTTCAACTCCAGCAATAGCGGAAGATTTTTGTGAAATTTTAGGAAACACAGCAGGGACTATCATGAAGGCAAGACAGATGAGCTACCCTGCTTCAAAAGTAATAGGGGCATTTCATCATGACGAAGGGATAAAAGTAATAGTCCTTGATGCTTACTCGGAACCAAGGTACGGGACTGAAAAGTTCATCCAAATGAGTATTTCTGACTTCAAGAATAAGTGGTACATTGAATGTGTTAAAGGTGGCTGGGGGAAGGGGAAATGAATTATATTATCAGTTGTTCAGAAAAACAATTTAAGACTATTTCGTTAGCTTGTGAAATTTTAGCAAGACTGCAATGTGGTCACTTGTCGGCTGTATTTGACCAGTGTAAAAACGAGAAAGGAGAATCGTTTTGTATTCCTTACGAATTGACTCGTGAAGTAGAAAAGATTATTAAACCCATTCTCGGGATAGAATTGAATGCCCATTATGGAGTAGGTAAATTTGATTCTGCGGATATTTCTTGGGATATTTATCAGGTAATTAGGCACCAGATTTGGGATGACCGGACAGATGACAAATTGGATTATACAGTTGATGCTTCTCCAGCTCTAAAATTCGGATCAGAAGAATTGATTAAGGTTGAAAAAGTTTCGGATTAAGGTTACAATCTAATTTCAAAATTTTGGCGTGTGGTGAGACTGAATTAGCGTGATTTAGAAGTTTGACGTAGGGCAGGCTGGTAAGCGTCGAAGTCGGCTAATTTGATGCTATGTAATTATAAATTTAAAGGATGTAAAATGGAAATTAAAATTCAGATTTTTGGTTCTACTTGTACTGGCAAAACAACAATAGGGGAATTAATTAAAAATACCCTTGAGTCTAAGGGGATCATATGTAAAATGATTGATGAACCAGATGGCCTTCGTGAATTTGATTTGGAGCGAACCGAAAGATGCCTGAAAAGAATCGTAGAAAAGAATATGAGTGTCTTAATTGAAACTATTCAGGTAGTTAAGAATAACGCATCTTGATTTAAAAGGAACAAAATGAAACTACTCCAGGACGAATTTAACAAAAGAGGATTTTGTTACAAACTAATCCAGAAGAGCGATTCCGCTTTTCTTTACTCAATTAGCGAAGGGAAAGAATTAAGAGGATTTGAAGTGTTCCGAAAAAGAATCTCTAAAGCATCTGTTTTAATTTATAATGGGGTAGAAGTAATCAGGGAAGAACAAGAAACATTCCCCGGAAATAGCGATTTTGGCACCTGGGCGTGGGCTTATATTACTTTGCCCTTCGCAATGAAGAAATTTGAATCGATTGGTGTGTAAAAATGGAAGTTTCTAATACGAATAACATAGAAGGGAAACAAGTCCACGTAAGGGCTACCATAGCTTTGACTAAATTCGGGGATATTGGGGAGATAATCTATCGAATAAAGTATAATCTATCGCGTCAGATAGTTGATAAAATACTTGAAGACAAACAATTTTTCTGGTCTGGCACAGAGGATATTATGGGGGTCAAGACATTTCTAAATTATGGCGCAGATTGTGTTTTAATGACGACAGAGGAAGTTGCAGCCCTAAAAAAGAAATCTTTCACAGAAGGTATGCAACATGCGAGTGGTTTCTTACCACCAAGATGGGATGCTAATGAGTAAGAAATTCTATGCAGTTAATCGTGAAACAGGAGAACGCTGGAAGCCTAAGTCAGATCCGGATTATAACAGTTACCTTGTCATGTATGATAGTGGTTATCTTGCAGTAGTTGAAGATTCAGGATGGAGAACTTATATTACTCCATTGAATCCTAAAATCTGGGAGAAAGAGTAATGAGTGATATTCTTAAAATGGATTATATAAATAGCCTTCCTCAACCATTTATTGCCCGTTTTATTGGAGGTAGTGAATATCCTATTTATGACATTGATGTTGAAACAGGATTAATGAGAGTTGACGTTATGGGAAAATTAGACGTTACTCATATAAGTGAAGTAAATTATTTCCTTGATATGGACGGTGTTAAGCATGATCCAGAAACTTTTTATTGTGAGGTTTAAATATGAAGATTGAAACGATTGAATCCCAGAGCAGAAGAGACTTTTATGCTGTTTATGTTTGTGAACACTGCGGGCATAAAAAGAAAGGGTCAGGTTATGATGATGACAATTTTCACCGAAATGTAATTCCTTCAATGGAATGTCCTTCATGTGGGAAATGTGCTGATTCTGATTATAAGCCAAGAGATACGAAATACAAGGCATATGAGGTGGTGTGATGGGAAAGAATACAAGATCGTGTGATGAGTGTAAATATTTTTTACTCATTGATGAAGAAGGGGAAGAAGGTTGTTCTGAAGGAATGTGTAGACGTTTCCCTCCTGTATTAGCATTACCAGATATAAAAAACTATACTGATGGTTGGGATCAGCCAATGGTTAGAGGACATTGTTATTGTGGTGAATTTAGAAAAGTTTAAGAGTTGGCCGCCTTAGTTCAGTTGGTAGAACACCTGATAAATGACTTTATGTAATCAGGTTGTCGTGGGTTCGATTCCTACAGGCGGCTCCAGAAAAGATAGTTGTAAATATAAAAAAGTTTGTCTTAGAGTTAAATAACCTTAAAGTTTTCTGAAATTATGCCGATAAGGTATAAGGAGGAAGTCAATGACCGGCGAAGAAATGGATGTTATTAGAAAGAAGAAAGGTTGGAACAAAATAGAATTGTCAAAAAGATTAGGACTGAGCAATATCACAATTAGTAAATATATTAACAACAAATCTCAAATTCCTAAATTGGTTGAAATAGCTATGAATAATTATGAAAGGGAGTGTAAGGAGGAGTAGATGAACACAGATAACAAGAAAGCGAAGAATGTATTCCCAGATGCAAGAAATTGCTCTGTTAAAAATAATTATACACAAATATCTAACAATTTAATTAGGGATAAAAGGCTTTCTTATAAAGCAAGAGGAATCCTAATTCTTTTATTGAGCCACCAAGAAGGGTGGGTTTCTATTATGGAAACGCTATGCGATAATTTTAGCGAACCTGATGGGAGAACTTCTGTTGAAAGTGGAATGAAAGAATTAGAAAAATTTGGATACTTAGATAAAAAGATATTTAAGAAAAAAGGAAATCAAACCATAGTTGGGTCTTTCATAGCATACACAGATGTGCCATTTACTTTTAATTTTGAAGGGCATAAAAAATTTGCAGATGATAGCGGATGGGAAATAGGAGACCATCCGCAAAGGAAGAATATGAGTATTGGAAACCCTGCGATGGAAAAGCCATCGGCGGAAAACCCATCGGCGGAAAACCCTGCGATGGAAAATCAACAGCTAATAATACCAATAAATAATAATACCAATTATAATAACACTAATTTTAATAAATCTTTTTCTTACGAAAAAGAAGTTATAGATTCTGACGAATCTATTGAACCTCATTCACAACATGTTGAGTCAACTGTTTGTCCCGTCACTGAACAAGAACATAATACAGTTGCTCAAACAAGCGTAGCGCCAGACACTGTTGAACAAAATAATATTAATGTTCCGCCGCCCCGCCCGACAAGAACACTGAAGAACCCAATTTACGCGACCCCGAAACCTACCCCTAAAATAAAAAAGAATATTGTTTCGCTGATTGATTATTGGAACAGTCTTAAAATAGTCCAACACCGAGCAGGAACAAAAACTTATAATGAAATTGCGATTTGTTTAAATAAACTCATGGCGGGTAAATTCTTTGATAAAAATGGTCCTTTCAAAAAGTATGCTGATTATAAATTCACAGAACAAGAAATTACCAACACAATGAATAGGTTCTCCTTGGCCGCTACTGATTTTAATTATGAACCTACGAATGGGTATAAGAAAACGCTCAAAGGAACGGGCATTGTGCATTTTCTGCATAATCCTTTCGGGGAGAAAGAAAAATCATTATTCCTGGAATACTTTGAAAATGAACCTGTTGCAGTAAAAGAAACAATGCGAATGATTGAAGACATTGATTCTAACATGACTGAAATCATTAAAGATGTCTGGGTAAAAAAAGTGATGAATAAATATGTTCCAAAGAGTTATTCAAAAAATGATGAAAATAATTTCAGACGAGCGACAAAAGAATTTCATCGCTGGTTCAATGAAAATAACAAAAGAATCCATCCTCAGTTCGGGACAAGGGGAGCAGATGCTCAATCAAAAAGGAAAAGAGTTGAACTATTTGTTGAAATGCTTTTAAAAACAACATTGACTACAAGTAAGATTCAGATCAGTTGGCTTTGTTCTTCTTATAATTGGGAACATGCGTTCCCGAAGTGGTGTAACGACCAGGGTATTATGAATTGATTATAAAATAAATATACTTGACACTTTAGTCGATAATTTGTATTATGAATCATAATGATTGTATGGTGAAATAAGTTAAGGAGGCGCATGCAAACATTCACACTTTCGACGCTAGGGATTGACAGAGAAAATAAAATGATGGAATTAATCAACAATCAGAAAGCTATTTGTTTTACTCATGCCGCCGAGATTGTTCTTTCTAAAGAGTTCAATGTTCCATATTTCTGCTACGGCGGAACACCAGTGATGCCAATTGCAGAATTTAGGCCAATGATACAAAGTAAAGGAGAAATAAAATGAACCCAAACGTCGAGAAAATTCTAACAGTTATCGAAATCCTTGAAGAAATGCAGAAGGGAAAGAACAGCTTCAGGGTCAGGGGTATGCTAGTAAGGGCTATACCATTTTTATACAACATAATTGACGTTATGGAAGAGGAGAGTTGAATGAAAATTTACGTAGAATTGGAAGTTCCTAGTGATTTTGCTAAAGGTCAGATGCGCCAAACAATCGAAAAAGAAATCGCCGCAGGTCGATGGACTTGGCGTCAGGCTGCCAAGAATGAGAATAAATTAAACCAAAATGACGATAAAGATCCGATTGTTGACATTAAGGTCATCGAGGAAGATCATAAAGATCGTGTTTTTGTCTTTAAAGAGTCAACTAAGGGAGAGTCTTCACGGCCTATCTTGTATGCAATCCCTGAGAGGGGTATTGTCAGCGTAAAAAGCCAAACAGGGAGCGAAAATTACTATTTGAACGTCAACGGAATTAATGTCCAGGGTTCATTTGAAGAATTTATAAAATTGATCGGAGAGCGCGTTGATATTGAGTAAAGGAATAAGATGAATTACATCATTGCGAAAGCCCAAGATAACCCTGGATTCTATGTCATTCCTAGCGAGTTATATCAAGTGTTTAAGGATATAACAACCGGAGGCCAGTCGCGGCAGTTGAGGATTAAGGGTAGCACGCACAAAGAGGTTGAAGCGCAAATGGATAATCTTTTGAAAACTACGCTTCTAATCGTCCGTGATGCTGCTTACATGAAGAGAGCTTGAAATGAAAATTACTCCTGGATCTGAATATTTTGACGAAGTGTCGTTTGCATGGATTCCTATCCCTTTCCATTGGATTGGTGACGATACAAGGGCACATAGTCATAAAATCAGGGTTATGCCTGAGCCTAAAGTCAAAGACATTAAGGTGAAGAAATGAAAACAATCAAAGATCACCTAAGAGACGCCACCACTCTTGCAATGGACAAGCGGGAAATGGAGAAGCACTGCGGAAACGCATTATCTGAGATCATCAGGCTGGAAGGAATCCTTGATTGCGTCCTTGCTGAGTTTTGCTCATATAGGGATTATTATACAGGAGAGTTTGCAGATGATAGGTTAAGGAAATTAATGTTGAATAAGAGGAATAAACTATGTTAAACTACAAGGGGTATACCGGCACTGGACGGGTAAATACTGAAACACTTCTCCTTCGAGGAGAAGTGGATGACGTTGATCTTTACACTCCTTATTCTGGTGTAACAGTATTTGAATTGACAACTAATTTCCGTTTAGCAGTTGATGAATTTATTACGGGGAGAACATTTGCTGGAGTTGCTAAACCTGAGGTGGGAAGATGTTCTTAAATGTTTCAAATTGGATTATAATTGGGTACATAATTTTCGGAGCAATTATGGGATTCAGATTGATCCCAATGGCAAAAACAAAAACAGAAAGGATACTAACCCTCATAGTTAGTGGTCCTGTTATTTGGGTTTTGTTTAGTTTTTATTATATTCGTGAAGTAGTAAAGAAAATAAAAGAGGTGTATTAAAATGAAATTGACTCAAGTTTGCAGATGTGGAGAAGAAATCTCATTTGAATTAGCTACTGACGAAATTCTGTCAAGTTTGGCTAAATGGTTCATAACAGAAAAATTAAAAGCATCTGGGTGGGAGGTCACTAAACGAGATATTCTTTGTCCTGATTGTTTACTTTCTATAAAAGAAGATGAAAAGTTTGACGAGAAATATGCAAGGCAGATTAAAGAAACTGATGATTATGACTATTTAAGATTCGCAACAGATCATATCAGAAAATTTGGTGCAGGGGCCACGATTTAAGCTGTTTTCAGTCGTTACTGTATTGGGTATTTAAAAAGGTCTAATCGCGGCTTAGTGAGCGCAGGGAACGGTAAATTTAGGTATCTGGGAGAAGAGAGTAAATGAAAATAGCAAAACTTGTCCGAAAATTAAAAGATAACGACCAGGATATGGAGTTCTACCCGACTTCTGACAAAATTATATCCATTATCAAAACAAAGTTAAATTCAGAACACGAATCAATCCTTGATTGTGGTGCTGGGAATGGAGCAACGCTATCTAAGCTAACACAAGGGAAGAAATATGCCATTGAGAAGAGCCAGATTCTCGTAAAAGAAATGCCATCTGATATCTTTATTATAGGGTGTGATTTTTACGAGAACGTCCTGATAGATAAGAAAGTTGATGTCGTATTCTGTAATCCTCCTTATTCTGAATATAAGGAATGGGCAATAAAGATTATCAATGAAGCTAATGCAGCTAAGATTTTTCTTGTTATTCCTGATCGCTGGAAGAATCAACCAGAAATCTTAGCTACGATTAAAGACCGCGAAGCGAAATACAATATTATTGGGAACACCGATTTCCTTGATGCAGAGCGGGCAGCAAGGTGTAACGTAGACATCATCGAAATTCTATTAACCAGCTCAAGTTATCACAGCAGGAATTCAACTCCCGATGTTGACCCTTTCTTTTTGTGGGTTCAGAAGGAATTTCCTATTAATACAAGGAAAGAAGATAAAGCAGAGTATAAGGATTTTTCTAAGAAGATCAATGAACTTGTCCCAGTTAGGGGCTTAATTCTCGCTTTGGTTGAATTGTACAACGATGACCTTTTTAAACTCCAGTTAAACTTCAAAGCAATCTCCGAATTAGATCAATCTATATTCAATGAACTCCAAATTGATTTTAAATCAGTCGTAAATTTACTGCAAAGGAGGATTATTGGCTTAAAGGAAAAGTATTGGCGGGAACTATTTAAAAATCTCAATACAATCACCGATAGGCTAACAAAGAAAAGCAGAGAAAAATTGCTAAAAACACTAACGGATAATATAAGTGTTGACTTTCAGGAGTCAAATATTTATAGTGTTGTCATCTGGGCGATCAAAAATGCTAATAGCTATTTCGATTCTCAATTAATTGATGTTTTTATGGATTTGTCCGATAAGGCTAATTTGGTTCTGTATAAATCGAATCAGAGTACATGGGGAAAAGATAAGTGGCGGTTCAGGGAGGAGATGAGGGAAGGAAAGATAAAGAATTTTGGATTGGATTATAGATGTGTAATTTCTTGTCATAATACTTTTAACCCATCCTCTTATGGGCGTTATGAATATGAAAATGGCATTCACAATAGTGTGAATTCAAGGCTGAATGATATTTTGACCATCGCCCACAATTTGTCCTTTCTCACAACCTCATCAGAAAAGTCAGATCAGAAACAATGGGAGCCGGGAAAAGAGCAAATTTTCTTGATGAATGATGGTGAAATACTAATGTCAGTTAGAGTATACATGAATGGCAATTTGCATATTAAGTTCAATCAGAAATTTCTGAGAAATCTTAACGTCGAATTCGGGCGATTAAAAGGCTGGCTCAGAAGTAGTTCCGAAGCTTCAGAAGAATTAAATATCCCGGAGGAAGAAGCTAAGATGTATTTTAAGACTAATTATGTTTTGGAAGGATCAAGTTTGCCAATGTTAGAATACAGGGAGGCAATATGAGAATTATGTTGGGAAATTCGACGGGAAGAGATCTGAAGAAACTTTCATTTATTTAGATCGGGATGAAGCGTTAATGATTATTCAGAATCTTGCAGAAAAATCAAGATACATTAATTCTGGATCATTTGAGATTAATGATACAAATAGTGGCGAAACTTTTTCTGTATTTGTCCATGAAGAATGTGACGGTCTATAAGGAGATAATATGAAAGGGTCATACATGGAAGAGAACGAAATGAAACAGCTCGAAGAATTGTTGAGTCATTCACTTAAGGATACTATGAGCTGTTGGGTAGCGACTAGAATTAATGGAGCAAGTGCATCTATGGCTTGCGATGGCAATGTTTGTATTCCTCTCATTAAAGCATTCGATACTATCTCAAATAAAATTAAGGAGAACTAAAATGACCCAGAAAGACCGAGATTTCAATGATAGTGCTAACGTATTTGGAAGTAGTTTTTTTGATGTAATATTCGGAAGTCCTAATATGTCATATGCAGATCCACAAGATAAGACAATGAACAACATTATTATTAAATACATTCGCAAGAAGGACAATACACCAATCGCTTGCCTGATTGCGGTAAAGATCAATGATGAAGTAAAAATCGGGTGGAGTATGTTTCACTCAAAGGAGGAGGTCATTCCCTTCAGCAAAGAGAAAGCTAAGAAACTTGCCCTGAGTAGAGCGAGAAACTCTGATCTCTATACTGAGCACCTTGAGTATAATCAAAAGTGGAAGGAATACTCCAGCACGATTGTTCCTAATTTTCCTTCTTCCTTGAAAAGCGAAATGGAAATGTTTATGGAGCGGGCAAGGAGGTATTTTGATGTAGAACACATTCAGAACTATTCCTGTTGTAAAATGCATAATAAGAAGGATTGTTTGTATGGTGATAATGGTGGAATTCTTATCCCTAATAAATTTTTTACCGGCAAAGGATTGTTTGTTAAAGATAAATCCTCTTTAATTTGGGGTGGAATAAATAATGATTAATTACATAACAATAAATAAGCCAATGCAGTATATCGAATCAGTTACTTGTGATATTTGCAAAACAGAATATAAACACACAGACTCATATGATATGGAAATTCAAGAATTCCTCCATATTGATTTTATTGGTGGTTATAGTTCAATTTTCGGTGACGGTTCTTTCGTTAGAGGAAATATTTGCCAATATTGCCTCCAGAAGAAACTCGGAGAATTTTTGAGAATCGGAGACCCAGAAGATGAATAACATCTATCCAGTTCTGGAAAATCTCGAAGAAGATCGCTATCATGAATCAGATATTATTGCTTTTAGTCTAAAGTACTTAAAAAATTATCTCGATACTGGTCATGAATTGGTATCGAGAAATTATACAATTAATCAAATTAAAGAAATTTTCGAGAATTACGAACCTTACTTTGAAGAAGGAGAACAAAATGAAATCAAGAACAATGTGGTTGACCTTCATAGTAGCATTGTGGTTTGTGATTCTAATATCACTACTATGGCTCAGTAGAGATGTTAAGGCTTCAGAATTTCAAGCGGCTAAGTTGCTTGACTGTCAAGCTATAATCGTTGATGAATCATTTATCCCTAAGGGAACCAAAACTCATGATGTTATTTGCTTTTGGAAGGTCGAAGTAAGCGGCAGAAATGTGATAATGTGGAAAAAAGTGGGGTCAAAAGAATGTGGTTTTTTATATGAATAAGAATAAAGAATTACTAATTTTCGGGATCATTTTTTATGTTATAATTACAATCGGATTTATCCAAGCAGAAAGAAAAGCCGATAAACTTAAAGATCAAGTACAATCTCTTACCAATGAACTCGATAACCTTGACTTTTAATAGTCATAAATCATTGATATGATTCACTTTGTTCGTTAAAGGAACTATAAATGCCTCTATTGTGAATATTAATTGCGCCATTTGTATCGGCGTCAATTAACAACCCACAAGACGTACATTGATAAGTTTCACCACGACGGTTCGACTTATCAATGATGCCACAACCTGAACAGGTCTGGGATGTATATGCTGGATCGACGGATAGAAGAAAGAAACCTTCCTCTTCAGACCGTAAAGCCAGCTTCGCCAGAACCTGTTTGTAAGACCAATATTGAAGTTTATTATTGAATTTGGTTGAGAACTTTGACTTATGTTTTACGTTTTTGAGATCTTCTACCACGACGAGACTGTATGGGTCAAGATTAATTGAATTTACTATTTGATTAGTGAGATTCTTTTTGTATTGTAATAATCGTTTATGGCTTTTTGAACCTCTCCGCTTGTTGGCTAATTTGATATAAACCTGTTTAAGCTCTTCCCCATAATGAACGCCATTAGAATCTGAAATTAATTTATTGTAACCACAATCAAGGCCAATGGATTTACCTTGTTGTTTAACTTGACATTTTTCTTTTTCATAAATTAACGTAATATAAAAGTTGCCATTAATTTTATTTAATTGGATTGTATTTTTGCGTGTCCAATCTTTGAATTTTAAGCTGTGTTTATGTTGTTTGATAGGGACGTTGATATTGAGGTATTTTCTTTCAAACCCTTCAATTTTATAAGGAGTATATATTCTGATAAACGAGTCGAATAAATTACTTTCTTTGATATTAAATAAGTGGGAGCTTAAATTTATTGAAACGGTTTTTATATCAATTTTAATACGTTTTAAGTAGTTGATACTTAATTCTGAATATTTCTTATTCAAGAATGGTTTATGAATATTCTGCTCTTTACATTTAGCATATAATTTCTGGTATCGTTTAAATGTTTTATTTTTAGTGTGTTTAAGATTTGACCGAACGATGCCAGAAGCTGTTCTGTAAGCTATCCCTTTCCAGTCAGCGTGGCATATAACATTGTTCGGGAGTAATTTACAAGATACATTTGTCTTCAGAGGGAGATCACCCTTAAGAATTAAATCAATATACAAAATTACACAGCTCTTGAAATCCTCATAAATCCTTTCGAGGACATCAAGCTTGTGTTTATTTGCGAATTTAAGGGTGTGTTTGGAAACTCTGATCATATTATTATTGACTTGTGTTGAATTAGTTGTTATAGTACCTTATCGGTATAAATTCGTAAAACTTTAATAAATAATGACAATTGATGAATAAAATGTTGGTTATTTTTTTGGTTTGTTTATATACTTTAATTCTGTCTTGTTTTATCAAAGTAAAGATGGATTATTTAAATGAGGAGATAGAAAATCTTAAAAACCAAAGTAAAATATCAGTATTAACAATGACAGTCACCGCGTTTACTTTATCAAGTAATGAATGTGGAGGGAATACCAAAAATACTTCTTTAATGACAAAGCCCAAATCAGGTTGGACTGTAGCTGTATCACCTGACAATATGCATATGCTTGGAAAAAAAGTGTATATTGAAGGTTATGGGATCAGAAAAGTAGAATCATTAACTTCTAAGGTCTGCGAAAATACGATTGATATTTTAGTATCGTCAGTGGAAGAAGCGAAAGAAATAGGGCGGAAAGAAACTAAAATAGTCCTGCTAAAGTAGGTTTAAGAAGAAAAGAGTTGGGCTAAATACGGTGATCCGATTATTAAGATTGGGAAGCATATTTTCTATAAGAGTTAAAGGAGAATTTATGGCACAAAATATTATAACGGCAATAGGTTTGTTCATTGGAATTTGGTTCACTTTTGTGAATGTTTCTAGGATTTTCCTTAAAGTAAAAGTCCCTTCGATTAACTTCATTATTATGGCGTTAGGGTGGACGGTTTTCATTGCGATGATGTGGGTGTTTTAGAATATGGAACGTGGTGAAATAGGAATGAAATTAGAAGCAGGCGAAATAGTCTATACTTCAACAGGGAGAGAAACTACTCCCTTCCCTAAAATTGACTGCGCCTCAAACAGAAAAGCTATTAACACCTTAAAGAGAATCGACAACTGGCTTATATTGAATGCGATCCAAGAAGCAGAATCAAGGTGTGACAATTTTAACCTTAGCCAATTTTTAGCAAATACAATTCAGCCGAATCAGGCAGACAAAGATTCGGCTGAATTGTATTTGTTCGGGGATTTTATCCCTCCTGTTGTATTGAAGCCTATATTGAAAAAGTTAATTTAAATGGGGCGATAAATGGCTTAAGCCTTCACCACCCAAATTAAAATCAAGGATTAATGCATTAGAAAAACCGAATAGGTTTGAACAACATTATTTGTATTGTTTTGATGAATGTAAGCATAGCTGCCCATTATTTAATTTGCGTTCTGACCCATTTAAAAGTGTAATTCAGAATTTTACATCTGGAGAACTTAAAGTTTTTGCTGATGAGGTAAAACATCGTCAATTTTTAGAATACGGTCACAACTTCTGTGAACTAGGCGATTGTGAAGATGATAAAGAAGGGCCGTACCACGCACATCATGTAATCCCGAAATCAGTAGAATGGATATTTGGGCTTGACCCTGACAATGGGATTGTTGTATGCCAGAAATGCCACGACAAGTTGCATAAGGGCGAGTGTAGTACAGGTGCACTAGCTCATAGAAATAAATGCAAGGAATAGGAGATTTATGTCAAGTATTAGAATAAAAAAAAGTGAAATAGAAAAGTCAATAGAAAAAAACATAATCACTCAGATGATTATAGATGATAGTGTATGTAGTGCTATTGTTGGGATAGCAAAGCCAGAGCATTTTGAAATATCTCATCTAAAAATTTTGCTGGTATGGATAAAAAACTACCATGAATCTTTTGGCCAAGCCCCGAACGACCAGATTCAGGACGTTTTTAGAGTAAATTCAAGGAATATTTCATCTGAAGATGCAGAAATAATCCAAGATTTATTGATTGAATTATCTGACCAATACGTTAGTAAAAAAGAAAATAAAAATTCTCAATTTTATATCAACGAGGCACTTGCTTATATCAAGAAACAATCATACCTTCGATTAAGTGAAAGAATTTCAAGTTTTGTGAAATTGGATCAAGTTCAAGAAGCAGAGCAGGAATTAATTAAGCATAAGAATATCAGTGTTAAAACATCCGGTTGTATTAATCCAGATGACGAAGATTTTGTTATTCAAACAATGTCTAATAGAAAAACTGATTTTCTTTTCACAATTCCTGGGCCATTAGGGGAATTGGTGCGCCCGGAGCGGGGGAGACTCTTTTCAGTTTTAGCGCCGCCAAAAACGGGCAAGACATTTTTTTTGAACAACCTCGGATTTTTAGCTCGAATGGAAAGATTAAAAGTTTTTGAATGTAATTGTGAAATGTCGGCAACTAAATTGCATTATCGAACTCTAAAAAGAATGACAGGATGTTCTGAAGAAGCAGGTAAGTATACTATTCCAATTTCAGACTGTAAGGCAAATCAGATCGGAGTTTGTCAGAAAAGAGAGCGTGTTAATAAAATTAAAGTAATTAATAATGTTGGCGATATCGTACCATTTTCTGACGCTCCAATTGGTTATACCACTTGTACGGCATGTAAAGACACTAAAAACAATAAAGATTTTAAATTGGCTATTTGGTATGAAGAAATAGAAAGACCAGCACTAACTTTAGATAGGGCAGTAAAAGCGACCAAATCATTAAATTTAATGTATGGAAGAGATACTTACCGGTTGAAAAGCTACCCGAAATTTTCCGCGACGGTACAGGATATTATCAATGATCTCGACTTCTTAGCTTATTCTGAGGGGTTCTACCCAGACGTTCTTATAGTAGACTATGCAGATATTCTAAAACCTATTGATTCAAGAAGCGAAAATCGTTTTGCCTTGGATGAAATATGGAAAAACCTGGGGCGTATCGCTACAGAGAGAAATATCTTTGTAGCTACTGCAAGCCAAACAAATAGAACTGGTTCACAACAAAAGAATATTGATGGGAGTGTCATAGCCGAGGCATTTTCAAAGGCCGCCCACGTAGATTCCTTCTGTGCTCTCGTTTCGACACCAATAGAAAAAACGAATGGATTGCTTAGAGTATCAAACATTTATAACCGCGATGGAGAGGCTGACCCGCATAAACAAGTTCTCCTCTTCCAAAACCTGGCACTCGGCCAACCGTTCCTCAATTCCGAATGGGTCGGAGAATATGATTCAGATTAACCCTTGACCCCAACTAATATATTTGATATATTAACTGAAAGAAGTTGATTAAACAAAACTAAGGAGAGCAAAATGTGGATGATTCTTGTAGCAATTATTGTAGCGACTGTTATTTCTGGGTTTTTAATGTTTAAAGGGGATGATGAATTTTCAACGCTCTTTCTGCTTTCCGGCCTTTTGCTTGCTTGCGGTGCTGGCCTTGCGGCTGTTGTATTCGCCATTCAGGGTTGGGGTTATATCGGTGCTATGCACAAAGCTAATATTATCAATCGTGAGTATAACACCAATTATACTCAAGCGGAAGTATTTTACGCCAGTGGCGTAATCGATACCATTAGACAGCTTAACCGCCAGAGAATTGAACTTCAACGGGAACATCATGTAGAATAAGGAGAAGTAATGTTTGAATGGATAGAAAAGATTATTCAAAATAGAAAAGAAATTAAGAAATTGATTATAGAAGAAAAAGAAAAGCTAAGGGAATTAGAATTAGATAACAAAAATAAGCGACTCGAAGATTTAACTATTTCAATGACTTCTAAACCTTGCGCAGTTCGTCAAAATGAATGGAATTGTTATACTCAGTGTGTTCATTTTAAGAAAGGGTATGTAGGTTGTTCAGAATGGGATGGAAAGAATACCTACTATATAGAAGGGCCAACATGTAAGCTATGGAAGAGCTGAAATGAAAATCTCAAACGGATTTGAAATCGTAACTACACCATCAGCAGACGGTAAAATTTATCAAGAAACATTCAGCATTGAGAACGACATCAGAAGAGTTTTAGTTAAACAAGTATCGGACACTAAAGAACAACAATTCCGAGAAGCACTGATTAAACTTGGTTGGACACCACCAGAAAACGAAATCTGGAATGATGTAAAGAAATACTATATAGAGGATAGATAATGAAAATTACCACATTATATTTATTAAATTTTCTAACTTTTATAGCAATTTGGATATTTGGTTGTTTCCTTGTAGAAAATGTATTGAAAATTAAATCAACCTCTTGGATTATGTTCTGGGGTTATTGTTTTGGATTCTTTGGAATGAATATTGCTGATTATTGCTTTTAGCTACCTGTAGAGATAGCATGAAAAAGTTGAATAGTCATAAATCATATCAATGCCCATTTCACTATGATAGGAAGCCAGAATGAAGAAGATTAAGAAAGAAGACCATTTAACTATTTCACTGATTACAATTGCTTGCACCGTAGGTGTCTTTTGTGCATTGAACGGTAATTATACTGCTGCAATTTTGACAATTACGATTTTAATCCAAATTCACACTATTATTGAAGATAAAAGTATTATTAAAACGATAGCAACTTCAATAAATTTAATAAATTTAATAAATAGACTCAAAGAGGACAAGTCCGAATTGAAGAAGGTAGTTAGAGAACATAAAGATAGACTTAACTTAATAAAATCTTAATCTAATAGATTTAACACTAAAGGAACAAAATGCCGATTGGACTTTGTTACTCAACCCGTTATAGTAATTTCTGGTGGAAGTGTATGGACTCAAAAAATGAATATGACCGGAAACCACTAAAGGACTGGATGGTCGAGGTGCAGATGTATTATATAATGGATGTTGGATTAGAATAATAAATAGGTGATTTATGAAAACGGAAGACATAAGAATAGAAACCTACACAAGTTCGTCTCCTAAAATCACAATAAGGATGTTTCATATCCCAACTGGCGTCCATGTCGAAGAGACAGGAATAAGTAGCTATGTAATTAAAAATGAATTAATTAAAAAGTTAGAAATGAAAATCAAAAAACTTTGGCTGGCATAATCAGGCAATATAATGAACGAAAGTTGGGATGATATCGAAAATTGGGGATTAACTATGGAAGATTTTACTGATTTAAATAAGAAAACATCTTTTCGAAGGCAAGAAAGAATTTCATCTTACAACCTTGTTTCGGTTTTGTTTGCGAAAGAAAAGATTGTCTGTGTTGGTATACATAATTTAATTACAGGAAAAGAATGTAATGGAGAAATACAGAATATTTCCCCTACGGGCATAAAGATTTTGATTAAAGATGCTTGTTTTGTTATTTCTGATATATTAAGAATTTCTCTTGTTATAGGGACAAGGAAGATTTTTTGCAAAGCAAAAGTTGTGTGGATGGAAGAAGTTGACCATATATCTTCTGTTGGGATAAAATTTACATCTATTTCAGAACCTGACGCAGATTTTATTAATAGCTTGCATTTAGCAATCCATTTGAAATAACCATTGACATGTCTTGAGACATTTAGCAACATGAAAAAAATCCAGTCCCAAATCCAAGCCGCAATTTCCATTGCCAGAGATAACCCAAACAAGTTCAGGCTTGCGGCGGTAGGGCTGGATAAGAAGGGGCGGATTATTTCAACTGGGATTAATCAAAAATTCCAAACGCATCCAGTTCAGAAGAAAATCGCACAGCGGAATGGGAAGCCGCATAGCGAATATCTTCATGCGGAGATGAGCTGCATCCTAAGATCGCGGCAGAAAATTCATACACTGATAGTTGTTAGATTGTATGCTGATGGGGAATTAGCGATGGCTAAACCGTGTAAAATCTGTTCGTGGATGATTGATAAGTACAAAATCCCTAATTTGGTTTATAGCAATCAATATAGTAAAATGACATGGGAGAAACGGTGATGGAAGGGATAAAACATATTGATAAAATCCGTAAATACTGTGATTATGTAGAAGAACATTTGTTGAATGTTAAAAGGTCATGGGGAATTATTAAAGAATCATGCGAAGATATGAATTTTATCTGGGACGACCAACATGCAGATACAGCGGCATAACGCCAGAAATAACGGGCGGCGGTAGCCGTCCGAGTTGATTGATTTGTTACCCTGGCCAGCCTTAAAAAAAGATTAACCAATATTGTTTTTCTGTTTACACCCGGTTGATAAAGTGATATGATTAAATCAATAAAAGGGCAAGAGCCCACAACCGAGGAGAAACAAAATGAACACAATCACCACCACCCAGGCAATTGAACTCAATGCAAAATTGGCAGTGATCATTAACCGTAGCAACCCCCTTGGGCTGACCGAAAGTGGTTTACCGCAAGGCGGGGTTGAGCTGACCGCCAGCGTCACCGGAACACTCCGCCGCCTGCAAAGCATGGCCGAAAAGGCCAAGGCGGAAGGCCGGGCCACGCAACAGGCTCTTGATATGTTGGCAAAGGTCGAGGAAGCTTTTGCCGGGTATGGGGTGGCGTAATGATGACCCCAGAAAAAGCAAAGAACATCTACTGGGGAGCCTCACCGCTCCCCATTGGGGCCAAGTCGCTTGGTGAGTATGTTGGTGATGACGGCCTGTTTAAGGGCTGCCTGATCGAGTTGGCCAGCGGAATACGGGTGGTCGGTAACGCCGGGTCAATAAAAAATATCCCCCAGCGCGGTGGCCCCAATGGGGCGGGTCGGCCAGAATTGCCAGAAGAAAAGAAAAAGGTGGGCGTGTCTGTTTTGCTGCCGCCGGATCTTTTGACCTGGATGGATAGCCGCCCGGAAAGCAGGGCGACGCTGATTGAGGAAGCCTGCCGGGCTTACTACAAGATTCCCCTGGCAAGGTAACGCAAAGTTCAGCGGAGCCGCCGCTGAAACGTATTGTTAAGCATTTTAAACAGGAGAATTGAGATGGAAACGCCATTGATCTGCACGATTGAAGACGGATGTTTGGTGGTGAAAATTGGGATCAGTACTCTTGCTTTTGCCGCCGCAAACTGCGAAGAGTTTTGGGATGGAGAGAGCGGCACCGATGTGCCAACCGTTAAAGTTACTGACGAAGCCCTGTTTGCCAAAGAAGTGCGCCGGATGCTGCTTGATGAAGCAGAAGACGGCTCAACGCTACTGACTGGCATGATTGACCAAGCAATAATCAACGCTGTGGAAGATGGCTGTGAAGGCGTCGATCACGATGCTTAACGCTAAACTCAGCCGACCGCGCCAGTGAGCTTGAATTTAACCCGGTGCTTCTCGCGGTCGGCTGTAGCATTTTGTTGGACTGTCTGCGTATATTGCTATTGTATTTTGCAAAGTTCTTTAACTACTTTTGAAATGTATTTCTGCTTAGTTTCGTCGTCATAATTTTCTATTTTTGATAGTTCTGAACTATGGATAATAACAATTTTATCCGTAGATAGCTGTTTAGCAATTGAAGGATGGTTAATCCACTTCTCAGAGTTCAAGTCGATTAATTTGTATGATCCTTTATCTTTTGGGTAAAAGATTGCATCTTTCTTGGTTGGGTTTTCTCTAAATGCAGATAGAAATATATTAAAAATTATATCCCATGACCAATCTGGGTGAAGTGTCATAGGCAATCTGTTTATTTTAGAATTGTAAAATATGAATATCTCTAATTTAACTTCTTTTGGGTTTAGTATCACCAGATGCCTTTTCCTGGAAAACATAGTGAGGACAAGCAATGCAATTAACGATAATAGAGAGAGGATTTCAGATAGGAGTACCCGTATTTTGTATTTTGATGCAGGGTCTATGGCTCCTGTTGCTACAAAGTTTGAGGGATCAAATGCCGTCCAAATGCCTATTCCCAATCCTGCTAACGGCAGGAATGAATATCCCATTATTTTATGAAATGCTTTGTCGTGGAATACAAGGAACTTTAGGAATTGCACCGTTTGATTATCCTTTCCCATTTTGGATATATTACACATTGGTTGTTTGGTCAGTTATAGCCCAACGCCAAGGGTAACTTGCCGCTTGCCCTGGAAAGACGCGGCACGAAGAAAGGAGAAATTAGCCATGAATGAACTTGATAACGCCACAGGGCAAGCGGTCAATGTTGACCCGCTTGTTATGCCAAGTCCTGATTCAATACGAGCAGTCATAGACGGGATTTTCACCAATTCCCAAACTGAATTTCTCGCTTTGGACGAGGCTGGGCTTGACAAGTTCTGGCACTTTCGCTGGTCTGACAACTGCGATTTTGCCATGAACCTCTATCGTTTTCATAAGGCACTATCCCTGTACGGGAATTTCTGCCGCCGATGGGAAGAGCTACACAATGGGACGTGCTGTGTGGTGGAGAGAGTTAGGGATAAATATTTGCTCCCGAAATTCCAGATGCTGATCGAGATGGCCAACTTTAACCCCGAAGAGCATTTACGTAAATTAGGACAGATTGACGGTGACGACCATTTGTATTGGACTATTGATGCAATGGTGCAACGGCATGATATAAGTAAATTGTCATTTAAGGAATTTATTCCTTACCAACAGAATTTTTATCCGGTAGGCGAAAAGGAAACATCTAATTTTAAGAATGCTTGGGCGCACCATTTAACTCATAACCCTCACCATTGGGAAAGTTGGATAGGGATAAAAGAAAAATTTCCCAATGAGCAAGCCTGTCATTGTGTCTGTATGGTAATTGATTGGATGGCCATGGGAATGAAATTCGGCGATACAGCAGAAGAGTATTATGAGTTGAATAAGCATAAAATTTATATCCCAGGGTGGGCTAAGACTTTTATCCAAGAAATATTCAGTAGGATTAAATTGTATACAGAGAAGATCAACACTAAGTAACACAATCCGTAACTTTAGGCGTACCGATGCACAACAAAATAATCAAAACACTTTGCAATGCCAATTATTCTGTCCATATTGTCGGTGGAGCAGTACGTGACCTTCTTTCTGGTGAAACGCCCAACGATTTTGACATAGTGACGGAGGCTGGAGTTAATCAAATCATCCCTTTATTCCCTGACTATAAGGTAGATTTAGTTGGGGAATCGTTCAACGTCTTGATAATTGAGGGAATTGAAGTCTCCAGCTACAGGACGGACTGTTATCACAACGGAGAATTAATCGGCTGTACCCCTGCGTTAACTATTGAAGAAGACCTTTCCCGCCGTGACCTTACTATCAATAGCATTGCCCTTTGCCCAGTTAGCGGCGATATTATTGATCCATTTGATGGCCTTTCTGATTTAAAAAATAAAATAATTAAATTTACAGGGAATCCAGAAAACCGGATTAAGGAAGACCCTTGCCGGATACTAAGAGCCTGTCGTTTCCTTGCTAAAATTGGTGGAACATTTGATGACGAAACAAGTTATGCTTTAGATACAAATGGACGGTTAGCTAAGACGATAGCCCCTGAAAGAATCAGAACCGAAATTATGAAAGCAATGAATACAAAGAAGGCGTCATTATTCTTTGGTTCAATGGCTTATATTGGGATTTTAGAATTTGTCTTAAAGGATCTTGATTCCTGTTATGGTTTGGATGGTGGACAATATCATAATGAATCAGTCTTTGCCCACAGTATGATTGCTGGTGATGCAATTCATCCTAAATTTCCGCTACTTAAGCTGGCCGCTTATCTCCACGACATTGGAAAATATCAGTCTTCTGAATATGACGAGTACGATGAGATTACTTTTCATGCTCACGAGAAAATAGGATCTGATATTGTAAAGGAAGAATTAAAAAGACTCAAATTTAGTAATGAAGAAATTAAATATATTTCTAACCTAATAGAATTTCACATGAGGAGCTTAAGGGATATTTCGCCTAAAGCAATGAGGCGATTGATTTCTAAATTTTATGAAAACGATATCAACTACAAGGATTATTTGAGGTTAAAAATTGCTGACCGTAAAGCGAATCTAAAGAAAAATCCCTTTACAATCCAAGAAATAAAGGTTATGATACGTCTGTTCCAAGCTGAGATTAATTGTGAAAAGCCTACTTTTTCAGTGAAGGATCTGGCGATCAATGGGGCTGATGTGATGCAGGTTCTTGGAATTCCACCGGGTAAGCGGGTAGGGGTGATTCTGAAGGGGTTGTTCGAAGCCGTATTGAACAACCCTGAATTGAATAACAGAGAAATATTATTGGAATTGGTGAAAGGAAATGTCATATCTTAAGAAGGTAAAAGATAAAGGGCTTATTACTATCAACCAGAAATTTGTGGTTGATCAATTACAATATGAATGTATTATGGGGTCTGCTGCTTATGGAGTAGCCAACACTGATTCCGATCTAGATATTTATGGATTTTGTATCCCGAACAAAGATATGATTTTCCCACATCTTAAAGGTGAAATTTTAGGGTTTGGAGATCAAATTCAAAGGTTTGAGCAATTTCAATGCCACCACGTCATAGATAAAGAGACAGGCAAAGAGTATGACTTTTCAATCTTTTCTATTGTAAAATTCTTTCAACTGTGTATGGAAAATAATCCGAATTTTCTCGAAATGATTCATACCCCCAGAAATCTGATTACTCATTCTACTAAAGTGGGAGAGATGGTTAGAGAGAATAGGAATCAATTTCTAAGCAAACGGTGCTGGAATAAGATGAAATCTTACGCTTTTTCGCAAATGCATAAGATGAAGAATAAAAATCCATTACCGGGAAGTAAAAGGTACAAAGATGTTCAAGCGAATGGGATGGACACAAAATATCTGTACCACTTAGTCCGGCTCTTATCTCAAGCGGAACAAATATTAATTGAGCATGATTTAGATCTTCAGAGATCTAAAGAAAAATTGAAAGCTATTAGACGGGGAGAATGGGAACCTGATGATATAGAAAAATATTTTATGTCAAGAGAACAGGAACTCGAAAAGGTCTATCTAAATAGCACATTGCGAGTCAAACCAGATGAGAAAGTAATTAAGCAACTGCTAATCGATTGTTTAGAGGAGCATTTTGGGTCATTAGGTGATTGCGTTGTAATCCAGAATCAAACCGAACTAATCATCAACGAATTGGAAGAGATAGTGAATAAATACAGAACATGTTAAATTCACTAAGCGTAGCCGTTTCTAAGCGTGATTTAAGGTGCCGGGTATACCTGACTACCATAGAGCGTGAAAGTCGCTTAAATCTTCAACTGTATAGTTAAATTGACACAGTGTGAATTATATGATAAAAGATATAGATGTTGCTTACAAGTTTATCGCCTTAAAACAATCTGCCAAAAGTAGAAATATCGAATTCAATTTATCTTTAACCTCAGTCAAAAATTTAATGAAAGCAAAACGTTGCCATTATACCAGAAAAGAATTAAGCAACAACAATCGCTCAATCGACAGGATCGATAATTCTAAAGGTTACGTCAAAGGCAATGTCTGTGCCTGCACTGTGGATATTAATGGAAGAAAAGGCAATCTTAGTATTAAAGAAATTGAATGTCTTTATAAGCGGTGTAAGGAGATTAGATGATGGGAACGGAAGATGATGTGGTGGAGCAAGAAGAGGATGGCGGCAGTTGCCCAGAATGTGGAGGGATATTGACTACCTTATGGAGTGGCGTAAAGTGTAATAATTGTGGATATTGGTTTTGCATTTAAACGAATCAACCTTAAATAGTAACTAATTTCATTACTTAACTGGAGTAGAACAAATGAGTAATTACGCAGCAACTGTATTTCAAATTGATAATCTCAGACACCACATGGATGCCCAAAAATTAATTTGTAGTACGATTTTCGGGAACAATGTAATAGTCTCCATTAATACCCAGATTGGTGATGTTGGCCTTTATTTCGTCCCGGAGTGCCAACTATCGGAAGATTTCTGTACCGCCAACGACCTTATCCGGCGTAAAGACAGTGAGGGCAAATCAGCAGGAGGGATGCTGGATGTGAATAGAAGAATCAGAACGCTCAAATTAAGAGGTGAAAAGAGTATGGGATTTTGGATTCCTATTTCTTCTCTTAATAAAACATTCGAATCACTTAACAAACTAATTCCAGAAGTGCAAGTTGGTGATGAATTTGAAGAGTTAAATGGTGTTCCTATTTGCTGCAAATATATTGTTCCAGTTAAATGGAAGCCGGCTAATCCTTCAGCAAAGAAAGGGAAGAAACCTGTAGAGTCTAGGCTCATTGATGGGCAATTTACGCATCATTTTGATACGGCTCAATTAGCCAAGAATATATTCAAGATTAAGAAAGATTCTTTAATTTCAGTAACTTGGAAGATGCACGGAAGTAGTGGCATTACAGGGCGAGTTCTGGTTAAGAAACCTCTTAAATTATATGAAAAAATTCTAAAGAAAATTGGGGTCAATATCATCGATTCAGAGTATGATTACATTTACTCAAGTCGTAGGGTAATTAAAAATGGTAAAATGATAACAGGGCCGGGATTTTATGGGGAAGACCTCTGGACGCATTCAGGAGAGCAGTTCAAGGGTAAACTGCATAAGGGCGAAAATATTTTTTACGAAATTTGCGGATTTACCCCAGGTGGAAGGCCAATTCAAAAGAATTTCGATTACAGTTGTAAGCAATGTGAGTACAAGATTTATATTTACAGGATTACGCAGATTAACATTGATGGGGTCGTAACAGAGTTACCTTGGCACCAAGTTAAGCATAGAGCATTGGAATTAGGGCAGGAAACAGTCCCCGAAATTTATTATGGGAAAGCGAATGATTGGTTCGATGAAATTTGCGCTTGGTCTGAAGACAGATGGAAGGATGAATTTTTTAACAAATTAAGAGAAACTTATGTTTGCGATCAGGACTCTCAATTTTGCCGGTCGATTGTCCCAGAAGAGGGTGTTGTCGTTCGGCTTGAATTAGGTGACGGAATTGAGAATCTAAAATTGAAAAGTTTTCGCTTTTTATTGGCCGAATCAAATCAACTTGACAGTGGCGAATGTGATATGGAAAGTGAAGAATCTTTTGAGGAGGCAACATAAAATGAAAGAACTAAACCAAGTTAAAGAAATAGTTAAAAATGCCGAATTGATGAACCTAAAAGAGACTCTACAGAAAGCCGAAGAAAACCTTCCGATGTTAATTGAGCATTATAATTATATGGCGAAACTTTGGATGGCGAAATACAATGCCCTAATTAGTGTTGGGTTCACTGAAGAACAAAGCATTAGGATGTGTATGGTTCCTGAACATTATCAGAGGAGGGAAGAATAGTGTTTAACATCGGTGATAAAGTCGAAATTTTAAGGAAAGATATATTCCATTTGAAAAATGTTAAACGCCCAATTTATGGGTTTGTCCAAAATGTAGATGGTGATTATATTGATGTAATGCCAGAAGGCGTTGACTGGATTATAGAACTATATCCTAATGAAATTAAAGAGGCAGAATAATGGCATACGCTGATTATAGATTATGTGATATTTGTGGTGGGAAAGCATTTTATGATGCTAATTTGAATTATGAATTTAGTACCCAGAAAGAACCGATCCCGGTAGAAGAACTTATAACAGGTAAAAGTTATGGACTTGACAGATTAGGTGATTGGGTAGTGATTTGCCTTGATTGTGCTAAAACTCATAAATGTATTATTGTCGAGAAATGAATAATGACTTCGATGTACTGGCTTATTTGAACGATCATCCAGATATAGAATGGAATAAATCTGGAAAGAATATCGGAAAGTTAGTTGGGTTGAAAAGTTGTTTTTGGTGCGGGGATGATGCTTATCATTTAGGGATTTCGATAAGCCCTACTCAATTCCTTTCATGTTGGAAGTGTGGCTATCACAGTATAACAGATTTTTTAGTCAAAACAGAAGGCTCATATCATAAAGCTAAAGAAATCCTCAATAGATATAAATTAAATCCATCTGATATTCTGGAAGAAATTCAAGAATTAGAAAATGAAGAAGAACACCAGAACACTAAATTAATTTTACCTAAATCATTTACTTCTGTTCTTCCGCAAATAGCGAAGGATTATTTAAAGAAGCGCAGGTACTCATATCTCGAAATTCAGAAAAAATATGACGTGATGTGGAGCGGGGAATTTGGCCGCGCCTCTTGGAGAGTCATCTTTCCTGTTTACATGGATAACAAGTTAGTAAATTGGATAGGGCGAGACGTAAGTGAAAGCCCAAGAGCACTACCTTATATTTTCGCCTTAGACAGCGAAGCCGTGGTGAAACGTGCTGGCTTAATTTTTAACTACGACAGCATCAAGGAGGGTGGATCAGTAATAATCACCGAAGGCGTAATGGATGCTTGTAGAGTTGATGGGGTGGCACTCTTGTCGGTGAATTTTACCAAAATGCAGCTCATTGCCTTGAAGCAAAAGAAATTAAAAACCGCCTATTTGGCCATGGACAACGATGAACCAGGCAGAAGGGCACAGAAAAAACTTGAAGGTTCAATGAGTTCTTTTGTTGCAAATGTTTTTAATGTTGAGTATAATACGCATGATTTAGATGGGCTGGGTGACGATGAAGTTAGAGAGCTAAAACGAATGATAGCATAGGAGGACGATATGTGGCATATTTATTACGATGTGTACCAATCCTATAGAGACAACGACAATTACGCGTCATCTAGTATAATTTATTCAAGCTACGTGACTGGAGACACCGTTAGTAAAGCAAAAGATAACCTGATCAAAAAGCTTGGAGAGAACAGTTATCTTGAATCAGTCGTCTCTACATATGCAGAGGGATTAGGCAGTTACGATAATTGTTATAATGTTGAGATTAATGACGTAATTTTTGTCAAAGACCGCATTGATTTATCGTTTTCTGATATTGAGCAGTTTAAAAAATGGTAGAAAGCAGGCAACTCGAAATTGGAAAGCCTTAATAAAAAGAAAGTAGAGATAGATAGGGAAAAGAAAGAGGCGGAAGAGAAGTTACAATTAGCGATTCTAAAAGAAAAATACGAGAATTAAAAGAACGATCGCATAGGTGACGATATGTTTATGTCAATGTTCATGCCCGAAAAAGACAATAGGAGGGTAGTCTTGGGGCGGCTTAGGGGTGGCAATCTAAATCTTGCGGGTGTTTTCTCAGGAATTAGCTAAACAGAGAACAAAACATCACCGGCAAGTGTTATCCAATTATCAGTTACGAAGAAATAAATAATGAAATGGGGGATTAGGGGACAAAATGTACAATAAACTAAAAGAATTAGGCGAAAGGTACAAAATGAGGGGCGTAGTGAAGACGCCGTTATTGTGTTTTCTGCTATGGTAAAATTTTGTGAATCTCCTAAACCAAAATATGAAAAATTGGCTACTGTTGATGGGGTTTTAGTTCACCAACAATGGTATAGTTAACTATGACTAAATTAAAACGGCTGATTAGATATATTCGACGGGCTTACGTTAAAATTAGATATGGGGAATTGACAGAGCATGTTATGGCGACCGCTGGTGATAATGTTCCAGCAGAGATTGAATACAGAGATAAGAAAGGTAGAGCAATTGGATTTTGGGCTTATGGATATTTCCATCCAGATCTCCCGTATCAAGGATAAATCATGAAGCTTAAAATTGTTTATTATAATGGGCATGTTAATATAGATTCTGACGACTTTGCTTATTCACTGATTTCCAATATGTATAAAACGGGTCACGGAGTTGGATTACAATTAAACGACGAGGAAGATAGGCAGTGGGTTGGTAGAATGTGTTATGAACTTTCAGAAGTAATTTTAAAATACAGCGGAGATGAGAAGGAGATTAAATGCGCGTAAAAATAGGTGGGCACAAGTCATGGGTAGGTTGCTATCAAATAGCGGAAATGTTATGTTTCTGGGCTAAAAAAGACAAGGATGGAGAAAAGCCCGATTATGTTCACGATTTTGGAACATGGTTATCGGAAACTAAAACAGGTGAAGATTCGCGGCTTACGAAATTCTGTGAATGGATATACTCCAAACGCAAACGCAATATTAAAATTCACGATTACGACATTTGGAATTTTGACAGCACCCTTGCTATTTTAATACTTCCCGGTCTTAAAATGATTAAGGAAGATAAGCACGGTGCTCCATTTGTTGATGACGAAGATGTACCAGATGAATTAAAATCAACCAATGCCCCTCTGAAAGAAAATGAACATGATACTGATTCGTTATGGTTCCAGAGATGGGATTGGGTATTAGATGAAATGATTTGGAGTTTTACCAATTTGCAACCAGATTCTGACTGGGAGAGTCAATTCCATTCAGGGGTGAGTGATTTTAAATTTGAAAAA